ATGGCATCGATCCGACTTCGCGGCGCAACCTGGCGCGCAGAACTGTACAAGGATGGCGTTCGCGAGTCGGCGAGCTTCGCCACGAAGCGGCTTGCTGTCGCCTGGGCGCAGCAGCGCGAGGCTGAGTTGGTGGGTGCCAGGCTGCCGGACCACACCGTGCGGGAAGCCCTGCAGCGCTTCGCCAAGGAGGTCAGTCCCAAGCACCGCGGCGAGCGCTGGGAGATCACCCGGCTGCGCCTGCTGGAGCGCGACAAGCTGGCCGACGTGCACTTGCCGGCGCTCCGCCCCATCCACGTGGCTGAATGGCGCGAGCGCAGGCTGGCTCAGGTCTCCGGGGCGTCGGTCCGCAGGGAGATGAACCTACTGCAGTCCGTGTTCAAGGCCTGCCGGAAGGACTGGGGATGGCTGTCCACGGATCCGGTCGCAGACGTGGACAGGCCTGCGAACCCGCCGAGCCGGCGCCGCCGCATCAGCCAGGATGAGATCGATCGCGTGACCCTGGCCCTGGGTTATGACGGAGGCGCGCCGCAGACGGTGTCCGATCGGGTCGCCCTCGCCTTCCTCTTCGCCCTGGAGACCGCCATGCGCTCCGGGGAGATCTTGGGGCTGACCTGGAAGGACGTGGCGCCCAAGTCGGTCACCCTTCCCCGAACCAAGAACGGCGACATCCGCCGGGTGCCGCTGTCGCCGCGGGCACGGGAGATCATCACGCTGCTGCCGCCGGGCGGCGACACTGTTTTCCAGGTGGACGGCCCGTCGAAGGATGCGCTGTTCAGGCGGGCGCGCGACGCGGCGAAGATCGAAGACCTCCATTTCCACGACAGCCGCGCCGAAGCCATCTGGCGACTATCGAAGAAGCTGGACGTGATGGAGCTGGCCAGGATGATCGGGCACCGCGACCTGAAGAGTCTCCTCCTCTACTACAACGCCGATCCCGACGAACTAGCCGACCGGCTTTGAGATTGCGGCTCGGCAACGGCCGCTCGGCATGGTCACCGCCGCCGCAAGCTGCCCGTGCAGCGCAACCGTGGTTTACCAGGACCAGAACCAGATGATCGTCGTGGTCTACGGCTCCAACGGCGAGTACATCACCTCGTATGTGCTCCCGCGCCCAGGCCATACGCAGGACCCGATGTAGCACCCAGGTAACTGTTGCTTCCAACGCAAGCCACCTACGAGCCGCCCTCTACGGGCGGCTTTCTGTTCCATCGGGGTCCACCTACTCGGAGAAAGATGCAGCATGCGCCGCCGTGCAGTCGCGCAGTTCCCTTCGCCTGCATGTGACCGCTCCGCCGATTCCTCCGTTTCCCCCGTCGGCATCGGCGCCGGCGGCGCATGCCGCCCACGCAGACTAGGCGGTGAGACGCCTAATGGCATTGATCCCAATCAAGGCCGAGCCGACGCGAGTGTGCAGACCGGGGTCATGCCGTTCGTAGGCGCGCCGGTAGGCTTGACGACGCGCGGCCCGCAGGCATAAGCAGGATCGGGCCTCTGCCGAGGCAATCCGTGCACCGGCACGAGCTGGCGGCGGTGCTCAAGCGGCATGCGCGGCGAGCCGAGGAAAAGTCTGACCCGGCCCAGCTGTCTACGAAATAGAAAAGCTGCCGCTTGACTCGCTCAGAAAGTCATGGCAACCTATCTCCACGGTCAGGCAATGACCAACGGGCGAGCCGCCGGATCAGGCTCCAATCGCTGAGGAGATCACCATGCGCACCATCAACATCACCACCGTTGACGCCAACCTGCTGGCCGACCTGGACGGCAATGCCGCCGGGTATACCGCGTATCAGGCGGATTACGAGCAGGCCACGGTGAGCAACCAGTGCTATCACATCGTCTACAACGCCGACGACGGCTACGGTGGCATCGTCTTCGTGGGGAGCGGCAGCAACGGCGTGACGAGCTGGACCAGTGCCAGCAGCGCGGAAGACGTGCTGGGGCGCTTCGAGCGCGATGAGATGACGCCGTGAGCCGCAGTCGTCGCGGCCGGCTGACCATCGAGAGGCCGGGTAACCCCGGCCTCTACCAGATCGCCGCCCTCCCTGGCTGGGAGGTCATTGGCACCGTGACCGACGCAGATGGCGCAGGGGCGCTGATCCGCAACAAGGCCACCGGCATCTACTGCCGCGCCAACGCGGGGGCGCTCCGGTCGCTCCCCCAACGCAAGGTTGAGGCCGCGCTCAATGAGAGTACCTGACCTAATTGCTGGTCCGTACCACTCACCCGCGTGTCGCGCCGGCGACTGGCTGGACGACGAGATCGAGGGTCGCATCGAGGTGGGCGGCTGGACAGATGCGCCGATCTCATGGCCGCGCCGGAAGAAGACCGGCCGGCATTCGCTCATCTTGACCGCAGAGCTGGCCCGAGCGGTGCGCACCGAGTCGGTCGCCGCAATCTGCCATTGGTGGCGCGTCAGCCCCACAAAGGTCTGGCAGTGGCGTCAGGCGCTGAGCGTCGGCACTACGGAGGGGAGCCGGCGTATCGCTCGGCGCGGCATCCCGCCGGAAGCTGCCGCCAAGGGCCGTGCTCGATCCGCTGAACCCGATGTGCGGGCCAGGATGGCGAACACCAAGCGCGGCCGGCGCGCGCACCCACAGACACGCGCAGCACTGCTGCGTGCCGCGAGCGCACCCAAGCCCGAAGGATGGGGCAACCGCGCCAACCGATGGATGCAAGATGCAAAGCAAGGCAGCGACACCGATGACTGAGACCCCCATCGCACGCTGGCGCGCACGCATGGGCCTGTCCCAGCGCGCTGCAGCAGAGGCGTTGGGCATGAGCCTGTCCGGATATCAGGAGCAGGAGCGCGGCGCAGGATTCGACGGGCGGCCACGTGAGGCGCCCAGGGTACTGCTGCTCGCCTGCGCGGCACTCGAGCATCAGCTGACACCGATCGATTGACTCGAGGGGCGCCGGACCGGCGCTGCTCAGGCGCCCCGCGGGTTGAGCGGCCACCTTGGCCCCGCGTCCGGCATGCGTAGGATCGCGCCGGCAGCGACCGGGCGGTATCGGCGGTTGCCGCGGTGTAGTGTCAGAGGTTTCCTACACGCTTGCTTATCGGCTTGCTTCAAAGCTTGAAAGGCACAGGCAAATCGGATGTATCAATTATCAATGCAACAGTTGATGTATTGCTGCCCGGAAAGCTTCCGAGCTTCCATCGTTGGCGTCCAGAAGAATCCTGCCTATAAACTGTCTGCCTCCTAATTACGAAAAACTCAAGGCTGCCATCCTGATATATAGCATCCATGTCGATATACACCATTTCGGCATGCGGAACTCTAAATCCAACTCGTGGCGCTGGGATACATGCCGCAGCATTAACCCCATAGGCCCCAAGTGAAAACCCAAGATTTGAACTGTCTGGCTTTCCATTTGGGATGTTAATAGCGGAAATTACCTTTAAAGCGTAAATGCTTGAGTCATAGGCGACGCCATGATCGCGCCGAATAACTCTTAAGCCAACAGAAATATTAGACTTTACAGAATTTTCCCCAAAAACATAGCACGTGACAGGGTTGTTCATTTGCCCTTTATTTCCGCCGATATAGTTAACCCCATCTATTACAATAGGGACTACGCCACAATAACTACCGTTGACATTTTTAAATGCAATGACAGGGCTTTTAATTCCACCAAGATCAATTTCCATCAAGTTATACATATCATCCCACCTATTTGATATTCCTGCTGAAAAATCAGATGGTTTTGCTATGAATGACTTGCAAAGAGAGTGATTTTTATAATCCGTCCCTATTTGAATTGACCTGCTATTTATATTCCTAACTCTAAATCCAACGGCCATTAACTATAAACTCCATATATTATGGATATGCCACCTACGCATTTTGATGGATCAAAGTTGGAAGGGTCATTAGCCTCAGTCCTAACTTTTTGGTCAACAGCGTCATCGCTCCATTTCCATGACATGGCGCCACCACTGAAGCTTATTACTGGAAATATTAACCCCCACTGTGAACGCTGCCCATTATAAACCACAAAGAAGTAAGGATTTCCTGCAAGCAGCCTATCATCGTAAATGCTGCCGCTTGCCGAATCTGGAGCATAATAATTACCCCCTCTTTTAATTGCATCAACAGGAGGCAAATCAATCTGACTTATAATGCAGGAAAGCCTGTCATTTATTGTTGAAACAATACGCCCATCTTTATTCCTGACACGTAGACCAATATTCATTATGACAAAACTCCAAGTTCAACGGCCGGACTCCCATCATCATAGAACAGATAAACTCCAGAGTTATTTATCCTAAGCCTAAAGCCGCCACCAACGCCATTTATATCCAGATTCCCGTCCTTACTTAGTCTCCAACCTGATTTCCCTTCTGAATAGTTAAACGACTGAATATATTCACCTATTTTTGCGTTAGTAATTGCGCCATCTGCAATTTTTGCCGAGTTTATCCATGCATCCCCGATGAAAGCCTGATTGATGAACGTCTGCCCATTTTGGATCACGAACGGCGAGATGACGGTCGCATCGCTGCCGGTGCTGTTGAGCACGCCGAACATATCGGCGTGAACGAGGAACGACGATTGCACCGTACCTCCGCTGGCGTCGATGCCCAGCGCGATGCCGGCGGCATAGTACTGGCCGCCTGATGTGACCGCGGTCTTGACGATGTAGCTGGACGACGCCTTGCCGTCGAGCGCGGCCACCGCCTGGCTGGTGACCTGCACCGAGGCATTCGTCTTGCCGAGATTGGCCTCGACAGTGTCGGTGCGTTTCGCTTGCGCAAGGTCGCCGCTCGCAATGACGCTCTGCACAGTGATCGTGCCGGCGTAGACGTTCGTGTCGCCGGCGCCCCAGTCCGTATCGCCGGCAGCCTTGACGTCGAGCTGCGCGAAGATGCCATCCACCTTCGTTCCCTGCGCCTTCACCTTGCCGTCGAGGACGCTGATCGCTTGCGTGTTGCTGTTCACCTGGCCGACGACGGCACCGACCTGCGCGAGCGCATCGCCCACGTCCTTCCAGTTCGTGCCCGGCGGCGTCTCGTTCCCGGCGGTGCTGCTCTCCCAGCTGTATATCTGCCCCTCGTAGATGACCGTCTGGCCCTGGCTGTAGGTCGCGTCCGGATTCCAGACCAGCGGCAGCAGATCATCGATCGATTCGACCTTGGCCAGCAGATCCTGCCCCAGCTGGCTGGCGGTGATTTTGCCGGTGAGGTAGTCCAGGATCGCATCGGCGTCGGTACTGGATCGCCCCACGACACCGTTGCCCAGCGGATACCACGGGCCGATGTTGCCGGACCTATCCACGAGGCGGCCCCAGAAGAAGATCTGCACGCCCGCCGCCAGGCCCATTATCGTGTGCTTGGCCTGCGGGTAGGCGAAGTCGCCCAGCTTGATCGCGTTGGCCAGCACGTTGGCCTGGCCGTACCAGATCTCGGTGCGCTGCGTGTCCGTCGCCCCCGGCGGGAACGTCCAGGCCAGCTCGATGCCGAAGATGATGCCGCTGGCCGTCAGCGTCGTCAGCGCCGGCGGCGGCGTGGTCTTGCCCTCGATCGTCGTCAGCGCCGACAGCGCCGGCATGGATACCGCGTTGAGCGCGTTCACCGCACGCACGCGCGCAAGGTACTGGCCAGCGTAGATCCCGCGCACCTCCATGTTGGTGGTCGTGGCGCGGCCGGCCTTCACCCAGGCCATGTCGTCCCGACGCCACTCGACATCGTATGCAATCGCCTTCGGCGCAGCATCCCAGCTGATCGTCAGCACGTGCGTGGCGATGCCCTGGTCGATCACCGAATGGCTCGACATGGCGACGTTGGTCGGCGGCGGCTGCACGCTCGGCGGAATGATGCTGATCGGCGGCAGCTCGATCCTGGCGCCGTCGTCGATCGCTGCGAACTTGCCAGGCACGTGCTTCAGCGCGGTGACCTGATAGGTGATGGCGTCGTCGCCGTCGCCATCGGTGATGCCCAGGACGCGGAAGGTCTGCAGCGCCAGTTCAGAGGTGGATACCGACCAGACTGATGTCGCCACTGGCACCGTGTCCCATGGCGCAGCCACCGAGATGGTGTTGCCGGCGATGCCGCTGATCGAGCGGGCCTGGCTGCGGCCGTTGCTGCCCAGCACCCGGATGGTGTCGCCGATCGCCAGCACGGGCGGCACCACGTCCAGCACCACAGACTGAGTGCTGGCCGAACGGATCCGGCCGCCATTTCGCCGGCCGGCGCGCTTCGGGTCCGCGATCTCGATGATGTCGCCAGGCTGGGGGACGACACCCTCAAGCCCCACGCCGAAGGTGACCGTTTCGGTTTCCAGGTTCTCGGTGTAGAGAATATGCAGGCCGATGCGCTGCGCCTGCGCGCGCGAGGTGCAGCCCATCGCCGCGACTTCGGTCTGCTGGATGCCGTAGCGCGCAATGCCCGGCCGGTATTCGACCGTCTCGACCTTGGCGCGGCCGAAGTCGTCGGGGTCGTTCCAGGAAACGAGCGCAACCGTGTGGCGCACCTTCCGCGCGGAACCGGAATAGGTGAACTTCCCATCGATCACGTTGGTCTGGTTGAACTGGTAGACCGGGTCCTGCGGCATGTCGGCCGACGCGAGTACCTGGCCGGCGGCGTAGTAGGTGATGCCGCGGAAGACCGCCGCCATGTCCTGCAGCAGCTTGTAGGCGTCCTGGCGTGTCTGCAGGTACGTGTTGCAGACGAAGCGCGGCTCCTGCCCGCCCACGCCGTCGCTCACCAGCTGGTCGCAGTACTGCGCGATCTGGTACAAGCGCCAGCGATCGACCCACGCGGCCGGGATGCGATGGCCCAGCCCGAACCGGTCGTTGGTCACCAGGTCGTAGAAGACCCACGCAGGATTGTTCGTCCATGCCGGCTTGAAGGTGCCGTCCCAGATGCCGGAGTAGGCGCGGGCCTCGGGGTCGTAGTTGGTCGGCACCGAGATGATGCGCCCGCGCACGAAATAGGCGCGCGCCGGGATGGCCTGGAACTGGCTCGCGTCCACCTCGATCCCCACGAGCGCGCTGTTCGGGTATCGCAGCTTGGCGTCGATGATCTCGGTCATCGACTCGACGGTGGTGGTGTCGGCGATGATTGCGCTGTTCGCATTCGGGGTCAGGCGCCGCACGCGGATCTGCCACTGACTGCCAGTTGGCAGGTCCACGCGATAGGACCGTTCGTACAGCGTGGTGGTCTTCCCGGTGAAGGCATTGGACGTGACCGTGGTGAAGGCGCCGCCGTCCGTGGACACGTCGATGGCGTAGCTGATGCTGTAGCCCTCGATGTCCGCGTTGCTGTTGTTGGTCTTCTGCAACTGCGGAACCGCCAGGCGCACACGTACAGCGGACAGGTCCGAGTTGGTGAAGTTGCGCACCACTGGCTGATCGCTGCGCAGCTCGACGTTCACCGAGGTCTCGTTCTCGACGCTCGGGAACCCGGCTAGGTAGTCCTGGTCTTGCGTGCCCGACCGCGTTTCCACGCGCACGCTCTGGAAGTTCATGCGGCCGTCTGCGGCCTGCAGCGGCGTGCCGTCGAGGTAGATCGAGCGCAGGCCGTCCTTGAGGCCGACGATCTCGCCCTCGCTGACCAAGTCGATGATCTTGGCGTAGGCGATGGACTGCAGGCTGTCGGGCGTCTCGATCGGCGTGCGTGCGGAGCTACCGCCCTTCTTGGCGCCACGCAGCGCCAGCGCGGTGGATTGCTGGTGCTCACCGCTCATTGCTGGTCCTCTGCGAAGATGCCACCGCTGATGACGGCCGAGCCGGCCCATGTCTCGCCGTAGGCAGCCGGCACCGGGTTACCTTGGGCCTGCATGTTGACCGGCCCGTTGAACGCATAGCTCGGCTTGTTCGCCGCGCTCTCCTGCGTGCCCAGGCCCTTCTGTGTCGGCGACAGCATCTGCACCACACCGCCGATCACCATCGCGATGCCGGCGTTGGTGAGTGGCACGCCGATGGCGCCGAAGCCGTAGGCCGACAGCACCAGACCGGCGACCACCAGCACAGCACCGGCGATCGTCTGCAGCACACCGCCGCGCTTGGAGCCCTGCAGCACCGGCGCGATGCGGATCATTTCGTCGCCGGGCGGGTCGTGGAGCTGGTCCTCAGCAAGGTTGCGACGGCCGTTGAACACCGAGAACACCATGCCGCGATCCTTGGCGCCCATCAGGAATGCCTGGAAGCCAGGCAACTGCACGGAGAGAGCCTGGACCGCCTCGGCCGGTGACGCCACCGCCAGGCGGAACTCCTTGCCGAAGCGCGCGCGCAGGGCGCCGTAGAGGCGGACGATTCGCACCTTCGGGGTATCGACGCGCATGCTCATGCCGCACCGCCTTGCGCCTGCCGGTGGCGCACGATCCGCACGGTCCGCTCCGCCCAGTAGCCTCCATACGGCACGCGCGCGGAGAGGCGATCAGCCAGGTGATGCAGCATTTGGCCGTCGCCCAGATAAACGCCGGCGTGGTTCGGCACTGGCGATCGGATCTGCATCAGGATCATGTCGCCGCGCCGCGGCTGGTCCTGGATTTCTTCGAACCCCTCGGCGCGCAACCGGTCCAGCGCATAGAGGTCGCCGCCGTTGTCCCACCAGTTGTCGGCGCGCTCGTACTGGGCCAGTTGGACGCCCAGTTCGCGCGCGTAGAAGTCCCTGATCAGCGTGTAGCAGTCGAGGATGCCGTGGGCGAACTGGCGGCCGATCAGTGGCGCGACGTAGCCGCTCGGCTGGATGCTCTGCACCTCGCCACACTCCGGCGCGCCATCGATCTGACCGACGCTGACGATGTGCCATTGCAGCCCGCTGGCCTCGCACATGATGCGGTCCGCATCGCTGGCCGCCGCCGGCGCATTCGGGTGGCTGTGCACGAGCGCCAGCACCTCGCCCTGTTCCTCAGCGGCGGCGTAGTCGTCGCCAGGGAGACGGAAATGCTCGCTGGCGGTGGCCGCGGTATTGCGGCATGCGAAGTAGCGCTCGCCGTCTGCCGTGGCGACGATCAGCCCGCAGCACTCGCGCGGGTACTCGGCCGTGGCGTGCGCCTGGATGGCTTGGAGGGTTGCATGTTCCATGTGGTCGCCCATGAAAAAGGCCCGCACATGGCGGGCCTGAATGTGGTTGATGGTGGGCCGCGCGCTACGTGCGCAGCAGGCCGGCCGCTGGGAAGCCTCCGAAGTTCAGCGGCTCGTTCTCACCGAATCGCAGCTTGCAGGACCGCACCTTGCCGCCGCATGTGTCCTGGCCGGGGTCGCTGGTCGGGTTGTCGTTGATGTCGGCGACCGGCGGCCCGTTGTAGCCGCAGTAAGGGCCGCGATACCCGCCGCGGATGATCCACCCGCATGTGCCGGCGATGATCTGACGGCCGGGCAACTGCTCGCCGTTAAGGTCCGCTGCGGTGGCCAGTTCGAACTCGACCACCTCGTCGTCCTCGGACACCTTGCGCTCGATGTACCAAATCTCGTCGGGGAAGTGTTCGTCCGGATCCGCCGTCGCGTTCCCGCCTGCGAAGTTGACCGGGTCCAGGTACTGCACCAACGTCTGCCTGACGATCAGTCGCGCGCCGACCAGATCGTCGAAGAGCTGGCACATCGCGGTGATGGTGCCGTCGATGTTGCCGACGCGCAGCCGCGGATTCGGCGGCTGGTCGCTGGTGCGCTCGAAGCCCGTGGCTTCCACCGGCCATGGATAGTAGACCTCACCCTGCCACACGATCGGCGTGGACTGCCGGTGGGCATGGAAGTAGAGCTGATCGGCGCCCAGGTCTGTCGCATCCAACTCGAACAGTCGCACGCGCGCGCCGGGTTCAAGCGTCTGGATGTCGGCCAGGATGCTCATGCTGGCCAGCCGAAGGCCTGCGGCTGCGGCAGCAGGTCGATGACCTGCTCAAGGGTCGTGACTCCTTCGGGGGCATTCGCCTGCAGTTCGTACAATTTGCGGTAGACGGCATCACGCCAAGCGACAGCTGCGGCCGCTTCAGCGCGGAACTGCGCGTCGGTGCTGTTGGCATAGCTGGCGCAGGAGACGATGTTGTCGTAGCCACGGGACTTGACGGTGCTGTCCAGCCACGCGGAGACGCCGACGAGAAACGACTCATGCTGCTCGCGCCGCTTGCTCTCGGGCGTGATCACGATGTCGAAGTCGATGTTGCTCACGGTTTCACCTCGCCGGAATCCAGATCAAGCGTGCGCGGCTCCCATGCCTCTTCGTCGGCCGCGTAGGGGAAGGCCAGCGCGATAGAGACGACGCCACCGTCCCTACGCACAGGACCCACAACGAAAGGCGACGACACAGCGCCGTGAGGCAGCTCGCACCCGTCGGGCAGTGGCCCGAAATCGAATACCTCGCCATTGATCGTCAGCACGTCGCCAGCGCAGGAGACAGAGAGCGCAGCATCTGATCGCTGTGCGATGATTGTGATACGCATCAGAACCAGCCCCCCACGGCGATATAGCCGGCGTAGATTCCATTGATAGCGGCGGTGTAGCCATTGCGGATCGAGGCCGCTGCAGACGTTGCGGTTACACCACCCTCGAAGTTGCCGGTGACGTAGTACGGGAAGCTGCAGTTGATGTGCAGCGCGACTTGCGGCGAGCCTGAGAACGCCGCGGGGAAGGTCAATGCCCCGCTGTTGTAGACCGCGCCCGTTGCGAGGTTGAAAGGGCCGATGCCTCGCGCGCATACCTGCATGCCGTTGGCAAATCGCCAGTACGATCCGTTGCCATTGCTGCCACGCTCCATGACCGCGCCTGTCGCTGCACCGCCGGACTGCGAGACGGTGCCCAACAGGTCTGCGCGCGACGCGCTTTTCAGCAGCGCGAGAGCTGCGTAGTTCTCGCCGAAGTTGTCGTTGATCTTGCTAAATGCCGTCAACGCGGGATCGCCGATGTAGGTCCCGTGGTTGGTGGTCGTGTCGATTACCTGGCGCGCCATGGATGCCTCTTAGGGTTGGAAGGTCTGTTCGAAGGTGGCGGTGAGCGTCCACATGCCGCCGCCGTCGTTGGAATCGCTGTAGCCGTCGCACTGGTACAGGCCGGCGCCGTGCAGCGGATGGGTGAAATTGAACGAGACGCCGGGATGCGCGTCGATGAAGGCGGCGATGGCCACGATCACCGGCTTGCGAGCGGTGAACGTCAGGTCGTGGCTGCGCAAGATCGGATTGATCCCGTCCGCCGACGACTGCGCGTAGCCGTCGCCGAACCTCGCGCGATTGACGCTGCTGGCGGCAGTGCCGCGACTGGACGTCGTCGGCGTCCAGGTGAACGTGTCGGCCATCAGTTCGCCCTCGTCAGAATGCCGCCGGGGCGCATGGCCTTGACCAGTTCCGCCTGCGCGACCTTGCGCATCTGCTCACCGAGCGCACGCGCCGCGGCGTTCTCGTCGCCGCCGGTGGTCTTGGAGGTCGTCGTGCCGTCGCTCTGCACGACGTTGGTCTGGGTGAAGTAGATGTTCCCCCCACCGCCGGTGCTGCTGCTCGCTGCGGCCATCGGGATGACCGTGCCGTCGTTGCCCGGGATCAGGTAGCTCTTACCGCCCTGCTGCAGCAGCTCCGGCCGGCCCTGCTCGCCGACCTCGTAGTACTTGCCGCTGGACACCGGGCCGCCCGACGCACGGCCGCCGCCATAGATGGCGTTGTAGTCGCCCACGTAGCCATCCGTCGCCGCCGCCGACTGCCCGAACAGGCTGCCGAGCAGATTGCCGGCCAGGCCGGTGATCGCTTGTTTCGCCGCGATGCGCGCCAGGTCGGCGATGATCGAGTTCGCCAGGTCGGTGAACGACAGCTTGCCCGTCTGCGCGAACTTGACGAAGGCGTCCTCGGCGCCGCTCAGGCTGTTGGCCAGCAGGTTCGCGGACTGCTCCGACGCGTTGCCGGCGGCGTAGACGTAGTCCTCCCATGTGCGATTGAAGCCGGTCCGCCAGTCGCTGGTGAGCGCCATGCGGCGCTGCTGGTAGGTGCGCTCGATGTCCAGCGACCGGCCGAGGCTCGCTTCCAGATTCGCCTTGTCCTGCTCGTATTGCGAACGGCGGACCTCCAGCGCTTCGTCGCTGAGCGATACGCGCTCCGTGTTGTAGGACTTGTCCAGCTTCTCCTGCTCTTGCAGGTACTGCCGCTGGATGTCGAGCTGCCGCTGCAGCACCTGCGTGACATCCGCGCCACGCCCCATCCCCATTAGGTCGATGTCGGCCTGCTCCTGCCGCTGCTTCTCCAACTGCGTCAGGCGCTCGGTCAGCGCGATGCTCGCTTGCATGCCACGCTGGCGCTGCACCTCGACCTGCGCCTGGGCATCGCTCGCTTTCAACTGCGGAATCAGGGCCTGCAGCAGGCTGCGCGTCGCCGCGCTCATGGTGTTGGTCTTGTCCGCCAGCAGCTGCCGCGCCTGGATCACCATGCGGTCGCTGGCCGTCACCTTGTCGCCGCTCTGGGCCAGCTGGTTGTTGGCCTCGATCTGCCGCTGCACGCCGGCCACGAAGCTTTGCGCGGACGTGTCGTCGGCGTTCTTCTTGCCCACACCCTCGCGCTGGTTGAACTGCTTGTCGATCTGCTTGTTGGCATTGGCGATCAGCCGATCCATCGACCCATCGAAGTGGCGGGCATCGTTGTCGGCGAGCTTGTTGTACTGCTCGATGATCTTCAGCCTCGCCGCCTCCTTGGCCGTGGCGCGATCGAGGCCGGCCACCTGTGCGTTGATCGCCTCCGACGCAGTGCGTTGCGCGGTCGCGTTCTCTTCGGCCGCGGCAGCCAGGTCCCGTGCCATCTGCGGGCTGATCGCGCTCTCGTCGATCGGCTTGGGCAGCTGCGCGCTCCCGCCGCGCGCGAGGTTGGCGTAAGCGTTGATCGCGTCCGTGATCGACGGCAGGCCCAGGTTATTGGTGATCGTGCTGCCGGCCACGCCCAGACCCAGCATGTCGCTGAGCCGCGGCAGCCGCTGCAGGATGCCCCACTTCCCAGCGAGGTCCGCCATGGCGTTCGTGAAGCCGCCCAGCGCGGACCAGGCGCCGCCGATGTCGTCCTTTAGGTCCCGCCAGCCACGCGACATAGCCGGCATGACGGCGTCGGTCTGGTCGGCCACATCGCGCAGGTGGGTGGCGTAAAGCTGGGTCGCCTCGTTGGCTGCCTCCTGCGTATGCCCTTCCTCGCGAAGGGCGATGATTCGCTCCAGTTGGGACGCCGTGAGGAAACGCTCGGCGTCGTTGAGCTTCAACAGGCCGTCGAGCGGATCCTTGGCGATCGACTCGAAGGCGCTGACGGTCGCCGCTGCGGAACGGCCCGTGGACGCCTCCATGCGCGCGGCGGCGCCGGCCACCAGCTCGAACTGCTCGCCGGCGAAGCGGCCGGCGGCGGCAGTGGCGGTTAGCGCGGCGACGGCCCCGCCGCGCGACACGCCCTGCAGATTATCCAGGCTGTTGGTCAGCGCCTCGAAGCCTGCCGAGCCGATCACCGCACCCTGACCGCTGAGGATCAGCGCCTTCTGGAAGTCGAACAGCTCGTCGCGGTTCTGCGTGGCCGCCACCACCAGCGCCGCCATCGCTGCCGCAGCCAGGGTCAACGGATTGATCAGCCCGAGCACGTAGCCGCCAACGGCACGCGCCGCCGGCCCGATGCCACCGAACTGGTCCTTGAGCTGGCCGCCCTGCTGGATCGCCACCATCCACGGCGTCTGGCCGCTGATCAGGCTGGTGGTGATGTCGGTCATCTGCGCCGGGATCATGCGCATCGCCGCCGCGGTCTGGCGGGCCGACATCTGATACTGCTCGTGCGTGTTCTTGGACTTCAGCAGCGCCTGGCGGCTCGTCTCGATCTGGGCCTGGTACTGCTGCATGACCTGCGGCTTGATCAGCCCCAGGTCGCCGGCCTTCTCCAATCGGGCTTCCATATCGGCCAAGCGGTTGAGCGCCGCCACCGTCGGGTCGATCTGGCCCAGCAACTGCTTGAGGTTGACATCTTGCACCTGCGAGGCACGCGCCGCGGCGGTGACCTCCTTCTGCACCCTGGCCTCGGCCTCTTCCAGAGCCCGCGCGCGCGCCACCATGCGCTCCTGCTCGCTGCCGGCGCGGGACATCGCCTGCGCCTGCAAGTCGATGCCTGTCGTTGCGTCACGCGCCGCCTCTGCGAGCGCACGCTCCGACAGGTTGGCAGTGCGGCCGACCTCGGCAAAGGCCATGCCCTGCTGCGCGACGCTACGGTAGCGGGCCTCCTGCTGCGCCAGCTCAGCTTGCAGCCGATCCGAAGCGGTTGCCGCGGCCGTGCTGCTGGCGGCAGCTTCCTTTCCGGCGGCGCCGTAGGCCTGCATGCCGGCCGCGGCGCCGGAGAGCCTGCCTTCCATATTCCCCAGGGCGGTCAGGATCTCGCTCTGCGTCCGGTTCAGCGTCTGCAGCTCGGTGATGACGCCGCCGGTGCCGGCGGTGATGCGGTCCAGCGCCCCGCCGAGCCGGTCGCCGAGCGCGCGCGAGGACTGCTCGACCGCCCGTGACATCGACTGGTATTCCTTCTCCAGCCGCTCCGCGGCGCCGCCGGCCTTGTCCGCCGCGGCCGCGTTCTGGTCCAGGGCTTTCGTGCCCTCGACAAGCCCGCTCGAATCGACCTTGTAGCCAAGCTCGGCGATATCCACCCGCTATCTCCCACCGTTCTGTGATTCGAGCGCACGCGCCCGCGCCGCCGCCTGGTCCTCGCGCACAGCGCGCAGGTAGGCGTCGTCCATTGCCATCAGCATGTCGATCTCGGCCGGCAGCAGGTCCTGCTGGCTGAGCCGCTGCCATTCGCCGATCTCGGCGTAGTTCAGTGCTTCGGGGCCGCTGCGGCGCCGGCCAGACAGCAGCCAGAACCAGGCCCAGACGTGGGCGGCTTCCTCGGGCACCTCCACCACCGGCGACTTCTCGCCGAAGCGCGCGTTGCGCTGGCGCCGCGTCTCGCCCTGCTCGTCCGCCATGTCGTAGCGGACGGTCAGGTACATCGCTTCAGCGAGGCGCGCCGTCAGCTCGGAAAAAAATCAGCGCTGTTCCCCAGCTCCGCGTCGATCTGGTCCTGGACCCAGGGCAGCAGCTTGAGCACCTTGCGCAGGTTGACCTCGTTGAACGCCGGCTTCTCACCCTGGAAGTTCAGTTCGCCCTGCCAGTCCCAGCCGCTGACCGAGGCCACCAGCATGTCCATGCGGTTCTGTTCGATCTTCTCTGCGGTCAGCTTGCCCTTGCCGGCCAGACGCTCGTTGAGCGACTTGCGCGCTGCGGCCTTCACCTGCGGATGCGTGTTCGGGAGCAACGTGATGCGCAGGCCGATCACATCATCGGTGACGGGGTGCTTGATGTCGATGTCGCGCTCGGCGGCGACGATGGTGCTCAGGTCGGTCATGTCGTGATCCTTGGTGCGATCCGAAAAGGAACCGGCGGGGAAGCTGTCGGATCAGGCAGCCTTTCAGGCGCGCGCCCTACCCCGCCGGTGTTCGGTTACTGCTTGGCCGGCGCCTCGACGCGGATCGGCACCTGGTTCAGCCCCAGCTTGTAGGTGTTGAGCACGAAGTCCTCGTTGCGGCCGCCGTTGAACTTCGGGCCGGCGACCAGGCCGCGCAGGTATTCCATCGTCCCGTCCGGGCGTTCGATCTTGAACGCGTAGTTGTCCGGCACGCCCGGTGCCCCTGCAGTGCGCATCGCGATCTGGCCAGGGTCGGCCAGCAGTTCCGCCACCTCGATCTCCGGGTCGCCGGCATTGGTGATGCCCTTGCCCTTGCTGGTGACCTCGGTGTCCCAGCTGTCCCAGCTGACGATGTTGGTGTCGGTGCCGCGCTCGCCGACGTTGCCGACCTTGTTCACCAGCACCCAGGTCAGCGCGGCGAACTGGGTCGCTGTCAGGTCATCGTTCTTCGGGGTGACGCAGATGTAGAGCTTGGAACCGCTGTTAGTTTGTGCCTCGGCCATGGCCGTATCTCCTCGCGAGTGGCATGAAAAAACCCGCCACGGGGCGGGGTCTTGGGGAACGAAAAAGGCCCGCTGTTGGGCGGGCCTTGTGTGGGTGGTAGTGGCCGGTGCTGCTGTTCCGGCTTGCCGATCTATTACCGCGTCAGGAACGCGATCAGGGGACCGGCACCCTACGGCAAGGACAGCTGCGCCCTCCCTGCCTACCGCGCGGTCAGCGCCCGCGCATTCACCACCGTTGAACTACTTCGCCGGCGGCGTCAGCTTCGCCGACACGAGCTTCAGCGCTTGCGCCTGGGTGAACCCCGCTGCGATGTATTCCTCGTACTCGTTGCGCAGGATGATCGCCATCTCGCGGTTGTAGGCGAAGAAGAGGTTGCGCTCCTTCTGCATCCGGCGGATGGCCTCGCCCAGCTCCGATAGCTCGCCCTCGGTGGGCGGCCGGTCGGACTGGACGACGTGCAGCATGGGCTGTTTCCTTCGCATGGGCCGGATTCTAACCCGACACGAAGCCCCTCCATGCAATCGTCACCGGGTGCATGATCCGCTCCGGGTCCGGGATGATGCTGGACGTCCAAGGCGGCCGGTAGACCCGCACGCCAGCGAACGTGGTCCCCTTCCGGAACGCCGCGCGGATCTGGTCCGTCATCTGGGTGCCGACGATGATGCCCAGGCCTGGCCGGTAGCACGCCGCCAGCTGCCCGAAGCCCTGCTGCAGGCCGCCGTCCTCGTCATCCGTGGCGTAGTTCTGGGTCTGGTTGGGGAACCACTGCAGCTCAAGCCAGCGCGCATCGGCGCCGGTCGGCGGCGTGAAGCCGCGCCCAGGATACGAGCACGGCAGGCCGATGCTGGCGGCGAAGGTGCCGACCATCGTCGCGAAGGCATCGTAGATCGCGGTATCGCTCATGGAATCCTGGCCTTCACGGCGGCAGACACCTCGTTGACGATGAAATCCCAGCGCTGCGTCGCGGCGCGCAGGAAGCCCTTGCCGGTCTGCGCGTAGACCCGGCCCAGCTTGTCCTCGCCGTAGTAGCCGTGCTCCATGCGCAGCGCGTAGGCGGCGGTCCATCCAGCCCACACGGCCTGTCCGATCTGCATCTGGGCGAACACCAGCGCCGGCTCGGTGCCGCCGGAGCCCGGGACGCCAGACGTGGACGCCACGGCCGAGTTCCGCAGGAAGCCGGTATCGACCGGCATGCGGCCGCCCTGCCCCTCCGGCGTGTTCGCCTCGTCCATCACCTTCTGCGCCGACTCGCGGAAGATCAGCTCCTGCCGCTGCCTGGCCTTCTCCGCGAAGCCGCGCACCTGGTCACCGAACTTGCTTGCCACGCTGCGCCTCCGCGATCGTGTCCACCCGGTACTTCTTCATGCAGCGGCAGCCGACGATCTCGTCCGCGCCGGCGCCCAGACTGGTGTCGCCCGGGTAGTTCAGCCACGCGCCGCTGGTGGGCGACTGGAACGGCTGCCCGAAGGCACGCTCCTGCCCGTTCATCGCCGCGTGGCTGTGCCGCGTCCTGTCGTCGCCGCTGGCCGACCACGTGCCGACCACGTTCTCCGGCGCCAGCGCGCCGCTCTCGATCTGCTGCCGGAACGCTTCCTCGCGGCCGGCGTTCATCGAGGTGATCGACTCGGTGCGCGCGATCATCTCGCCGCGCAGCGCCAGCAGGCGATCGGCGTAGCGCCCGGCGATCTTGTCGATGTCGGCCTGCGACACCGGCTTGCCGGCGGCGATGGCGCGCTTGACGATGCCATCCAGCCGCTTGTCCCGGCGGGCGCGGCTGAAGTAGTGCGCCATCTGCTTCGGGTCGCCGCTGGCCAGCTCGACGCGGACGTTGGTGACGAACTGCCCCTGCTGCGCGGTGAGCCCCACCACGCCGCCGGATCGCCGCCCGGTCTCGCCGACGCGCCCCACGATGTCCAGCGCGCTCTGCCGCGGGTTGCGGCCGGCGACCATGCCCTGCTGCAGCACGTCCCGGATCAGCGCCAGCTGGTCGTTGACGATGCCGGTGACCAGGCGGGACGAGTTGTCGCGCAGCCAGGCCTCGGCCGCCGGGTTGCGCAGGTCGAAGCTCGGCCGCAGCACCGGCGATACGCGCCGCGGCTGATAGCCGCCGGTGATGACCGGGTCCAGCTTCAGCGCGATGCGCGGCACCTCCGAGATGCCCAACTGTGCGCCGGCGACGAACGCCTCGCGCACCGCCTCAGCCAAGCCGGAGAAGCGCGGCGAGTCCATGCCCAGCACGCTGAGCACGTCATCGACGCGGCCGGCGCGCAGCAAGTCGGCGATGACCTGCACTGCGGCCTGGTTGCGCGTGTCGACGATCGCCTGCACGAAGGCTTTGCGAATGGCCGGCTCGAGCGATTCCGCGAGCTGCTGCAGCTGCCGGTTGGTGATGGCCGCCATCAGCGCCTCGCGTGGAATTCGTACAGCAGTACCTGGCCGCTCGGCGACAGCGGCTGCAGGTCGATGAAGTTATACAGGTCGGCGCCCAGCAGGAGCCGGTCAGCCATGGTTGGCAGGATCGCCACGTCGGTGGAGATCAGCCCCAGCTTGTCGCCCTTCAGCACCAGCGTGGCGTCGCGGTTGGTCAGGCTGTAGTCGAGTTCCACCACCCTGCAGTCGTGCCGCGTCGGCGGCCCCGGCTGCGGGTTGTGCGGCGGCCCAGTCGGCGCGCCGTCGCGCTCGAGCTGCGTGGCGTAGCCGAACTCCTCGATCAGTTCGACCGCCACTGCCTGCATTTCATCGTAGAACTCGCTCATACGACCCGCACCGCAGGTATGAGGGCCGGCGTGCGCAGCAGCGGCCCAAGGATCTCGTCGATCACCGTGACCACAGGCCTGTTCGGGACGTTGCCTTCGACCGTCTTGTCGCTGTACTCGACCTCGATGGGGCCGACCTTCTTGCGCACCGCCAGGGCACTGGAAACGAAGTCGGGAGAGAGGCTTCCCGGCTTCACCAGCTCGCGCAGCGCCGCCTCGTACGTCGCGCACTCCACCTCGACCGGGATCTCGTCCGGCTGGATTGGATCGCCGTCGTAGTCCACAGCACCGGTGCGGGGCCATTCGTTCGGTTGGCCCCGCCCGGCCGTGCGCACGCCGGGGAACATCGACGCCCAGCGGCCGGACGGCAGCAGCACGCGGTAGCGGCCGTCCACGTAGTCCGTGCCGCGCACCAGCGCCGCCGTGCGCGCGGCCTCTGTGCCGTTGGCCCAGGCAGCATTGCCCCGGGCCAGGTGGTAGGCGTCAGCGTCCGCCAGCGTGCCGTACATGGCTCAGCCCTCGCCCTTCGGCTTCTGCTCTTCCGCCAGCGCGGACTGCAGCTTCTCCAGGCCCCAGCGCTTGTCGTACTTCACGCCAGCGGCATCCAGCTTGGCGACAAGATCCTCCTTGCCTTGCTCGTCATTTTCGCCATCCTCTTCCGTGCCTTCCTTGCTCAACACGCCAGCGGCGAGCCAGGCCTGCACCACGGAGTTCGTCTTGAGCTGCGCCCAGTTGGGAATGATGGCCGACTCACCGGGCGCCAGCACCGTGCCGTCCGGCAGGCCCAGCGAGGTGTTGTGGTTGTTGCTGATCTGCATAGCAATGCTCCGATGTGGCCCCGACGACGCGCGCCGGGGCCGTGGTGGATCAGATGCCGTCGACGTAGACGACCTGCTTCGGGAGGCGCACGTCCAGGCCGCCCAGGCGCATCACGCCCGGCACGTCCCAGCGCAGCGGGCCGGACTGGTACACCGGCAGGAAGCGGTGCGGCATCGGCATGTGCAACTTCAGCACGTTGGGGTCGTAGCGGTAGGCGATGAGCCGCGCGACACCGCCAGCGCCGGCGGTGTCCAGGCCGCGCAGGCCGCGGACGGTCAGCGACTGCCCGGTGGTAGCGGTGTAGACGTTGTTCGCCAGGAAGTACTGCAGGATGGTCATGTCGCTGTAGTCGCTCATCTTCTTGGTGGAGATGAGCATGAACTTCGACCAAGGCAGGAGCAGGCGATCGGCGATCGCGGTGGTGTTGGTGCCGTTGAAGACGTTCATCAGCGCCGCGTTCATGTCGGCGACGATCTGGTCCGGGGTGGCGGTGCCGGCGACCAGCAGCGTGCCCCATGCGCCGGTCGGCGCCGCCACCGGGGTCACGTTGGTGGCGTTGAACAGGCCGGTGAAGCCCTTCGCGGTGTCGCCCAAGAGCGCCACGCGATCGACCATTTCCTCGGAGGCGCGGCGCGCGGCCGCGGCATCCTCGGTTGGCAGGTTGATGCCCAGCAGCTGCGCGCGGCCGATCTCCTCCCAACCGTAGCCGTAGCCGATGCCCGCAGTGTGCACGCCGGTCTGGAACTGCGAGCGGTTGGTGCCAGCCTTCGGGATGTCGTCGGCGTTGCCGTTGATCCAGTCGGCCTTGCCGTACTGGTCCTGCGAGTAGTAGGTCACCGAGGTGGCGAACTCGCTGCCGCTGGTATCGGTCGGGATCAGGTCGCGGTACTGGATGTCCGGGTAGACGGTGCGGTAGACGCCAGGCTCGATGATCGAGGTCTGCGCCACCACGAAGCCCAGGGCTACCTGGGCGTCGAACAGGGGACGTGCATTCATGTGGGTGGCTCCTTAGCCGAGGCGGACGACGGCCAACTGGCCCGCCGCGGTGGTGCTGGTGTCCCAGCGGGCGCCGGTGATGGCGGTGTTGTTGGTGGCCACGTTGGTGAAGACGCCCGCCGAGGTCAGGTAGATGGGATCGCCGGCGGCGACAGCGACGGACGCGGTGACCCACACGTCGCCCTTGGTGATGACGCGCACAGAGGCCCGCTGCGGGAAGGCGTCGGCGTTGCCTGTGATGCCGGTGGCCGAGCGATCCAGCAGCGTGATGCCGACGAACTTGGCGTTGCTGGTGGCGGTGATGCCCTTGTCGGTTGCGCCCTGGAAGACGGCCTTGCCGAAGGTGATGCCCGCGGCGTCTTCGACGTTGCGCGAGATGACGGTCGCCGGGATCATCGTCGCCTGCATGCCGAGGGTGGCGGGTGCCTGGGTATCCGGGTAGGTGGTCTGCAGTGCCATGGCTTAGGCCTCCTTCTGGTTGCGGGTGCGGTAGTCCAGGCCGGCCACCGAAGCCGCGTAGCCGTTGTCCTGGACGGTGGTGCGCTGGCTGACGCCGTCGCGCAGCGCACGCGCCACCGGATCGGTGCCCTTGACGCTGTCGGCGAGGATGTCGAAGCGCGCCTCGATGTAGGCGTCGGCCTTGCCGGCGACCGCGGCGTCGCCGAGCTTGCCGACCACCGCGGCCTTGCGGACCTCGGCGTCGCTCTTGCAGCGGTAGTCGGCGTCGTGGATCGCCTTGGCGGTGGCGACCAGGTCGCCGCGCGCCTGCACGCGCTCGTCCAGGGCGGCATCGGTCAGCACCTTGGTCTTCAGGTCGTCGATGGTCGCGTCGCGCTTGGCGATTTCGGCATCCTTCAGGGCCAGCGCCGCGGTGTGGTCGCTGGTCTGCCGCGCGGACGCGGTGGCGGCGTCGCTGAGCTGCTGCTGGAGCTTCGTGATCGCCTGGGCGCCCGCGTCGGTGGTCTCGACGGACAACCCATCGACCATGACGGTCCGGGTGTTGGTGTTGCTCATGGTGGATTTCTCCGGTTGAGGGTTGGTGGCGCCGCGATCCTGGTCACCGGGGGTGCGGCCATCCCCGATGCGAAGCTGCTGCCCGCCCCGGGCGCGATCGACCAGGGCGAGGTGGTTCATGCGGAGGTCGGTCTGCACCGCGTCGTAGGCCTGGCCGTCCGGCGCGATGCCATCTCGGAACACGATCTCTGCCGTGTACCCCATCGACAGCTCGCGCTTGCCCGACTGGTAGGCGGTGATCGCCGCGGCGTCCATCAGCACCAGCGGCACGCGCACGAACTCGCCGTCGCGCACCACCTCGGCGCCGGTCTGGCCAGCGGAGACGGCCTTCCAGGTGCTGGCGTCCACCATCTTGTCCGGATGCTCGACGGTGATCGGCCGGAAGGCGTAGCTGTGCATCGCATCCGTGGCGAAGACTTCCTCCGCGGGGCGGTACAGCCGCACCACCGGCATGTCGGGCCGGCCCAGCTCGCTGCCCAGGTATTCCTGCACGCCGGTGCGCGCGACCTTGGCGTCGGCCACGAGGTAGCCGTCCGCGGTGCGGCGGGGCGCCGACACCGAGACTCGATCAGTCAGAAACATGGGTTACTCCTCGTTGGCGTTCGGCTGGTCGGCCTGGCCTGCTGCTGCCACGGCGAGGGCCGCGCGCTCTTCCGCGTCCTGCTCTTCCTGCCAGTTCGGGTTTTCCCGGGTGAACTCTTCCATCTCCGATTCCAGGCCGGGCGCCACGCCGGCCTCGGTGAGCATGTTCACCGCGACCTTGGACAGCACGTCTTCGGGGATCAGCTTCGTGTCGGCGATGGTCTTGATCGTGTCGGCCGTGGTCTTGCCGATCGTCGCGCGCTCGGTGTCGCTGGTCTGCCACAGGCTGCGCCAGTTGTAGAAGACCTCCGGCGGTCGCGCGCCGAGCGCGGAGCGGACCAGGCACTCGTCCAACACCTGCAGCGCCGGCTGCAGCACCAGCTCCTGGCCCGAGCTGATCCGGTCGTAGTAGTTGCGGATGTCGCCCTCGCCCGTGGAATTCAGCCCGGCTGGCGACTGCCCCAGCAGGCGCGTGATCGGGATGTCCGCCGCGCCCGACACCAGCTGCATGAAGGTCAGCAGCACGTCGGGCAGACCGGAGAAATTGGCCGATTTCTGCTGATAGTCCTCCTCCGCGTCCATGAGCAGCGCGCCGTTGATGCCCTTAGCCATGGCAGCCAGCTGCAATCGCTCCAGCACCTGCGCCTCGCCCTCCTTGTCCGACAGCAGGGACATCAAACCGGGGATCTTGATGACATCGATCTTCGCCTCGAACACCAGCGAGGCGATGTTCGCGCTGGTGCTGTCCGCGCGCTTCACCTCGTCCATGATCGCCATCAGCACCGAGTCGCCCCACCCGTCGCCGGCTTCCATGTCCGGGTCTGGGCGGTGCGCGCCGTGCAGGATCACCAACCGGGACGGATGGATCTGCACTTGGCCGCCGGCGCCACTGGTCAGCGTGTAGTAGGCGGGCTGGCCATAGCTCGGCGACTCGGGGTCGCGGTCCAGTTCGCCAGCCTGCAGCACACGCTTGGTCACCACGTTGAGGTGGCGGATGCCGCCCTTCGTGATGCGCACCGGGTCCAGCGGTGCCGCCGCCGCGGTGTCGCCGGTGCCGATGTACAGCGCCGCGCCGCCGAACAGCCGGGCCTTGATGTGCGCCTCCAGCAGCTTCACCTGCATGCCGAGCCGCTTCTCCTCCTCTTCGATCGCGCTGATCTGGTCCTGCTCTGCATTCCATGCGCGCCACTTCCGGCAGCTGTCCAGCGCCGGGATGTCGATGATCTTCCGCGCCAGCCAAGTGCCGCGGTAGGCGTTGCTGACGTCCTGCTCGGTGAGCATCGGCAAGCCGTAGTGCGAGGCCGACGCCTTGTCCCGCGGCGTGCCCAGGTTCGCGACCAGGTTGACCAGCCCGTCGGTGAGTCGTGCGAGCTTGCCCATCAGAGTGCGTTCCCGAGGTTGTAGGTGCTGCCGGTGACCAGCTCAGCGAAGGCGCCGGACAGCGCGTCCACTTGATCGTCGTGCTTTGCGTTGGGGAACTCGGCGATCTCGTCCAAGAACGCCGCCACCCACGGGCCTGCCACCAGCTTGATGTTCCCGGCCTCGGCCTGAGCCTCCACCGGCGTTGCCCGGACCTCCTTCGATCCGGATTCCAGCGCCGACTTGATGTCCCAGCCGGCCAGCAGCTTCACCTGGTGCGCGGCGTTGCTCTTGCCGGCGGCGCCAGGGTCCTGCGGGATGCGGACCTTGATCGTCTTGCCGTCCTGCATGGCGGTGTTCTTCAGCATCCGCTCGACGCCAGCGGGCGACACTTGGTCGCGCACCACGTCCAGCACGTAGTAGATGCCGCCGGTCTCGCCCAGCAGCAGGCCGACCGTGTAGTCGGGGTCGCTGGCGGTCTTCTCCTTCGGATCGGTAGCGGCGAAGTCCCAGCGCCGCACCTTGCGCGCCGTCGAGATGGCCGGCGCCGCCTCCACCACCTCGAACCATTCCCGCTTGAACGTGCCGCCGTCGCGCGGCGTGGGCCGCTGCTGGTACTGGCCGGCGTAGGCATAACTGCCCTTCGCGCGCTTCAGCCGCTCGATCTCGGCGCGCGGGAAGCGCTCAGGGAACAGCAGTTCGCCGTCCTCGGCGCGCGGGTCTTCGAAGAACAGCTCGCCGCCCACGTAGGTGCGGCACGGGCCGCCCGTCTTCTTCCCGTCCTTGTCGACCCGCTCCGCCTCGAACTCCATCGGCAGGTTCAGGTGCACGAAGCCGAGATCCAGTTCCATGGCCACCGCTGCCACGTCCTGCTGGTGCAGGCGCTGCATGATGATCACCATGGCCGACGACGTGATGTCGTTGAGGCGGTCGGCGATGCCCTCGCGGAAGATGCGGACCGTCGTCTTGCGCTCGGCGTCGCTCTCGGCCGTCTCGGTCGAGTGCGGGTCGTCCACCTTCACCCGGTCGCCGCGTCCGCCGGTCATGGAGCCGAACGGCCGGGCCTCGCTGAAGCCGTTGCCGGTGTTCTCGAACTTCCCCTTCGCGTTCTGGTCGCCGCGCAGCTTGAGCGGCCACGCCGCTCGGTACTGGTCGCTCTCGATCAGGCGCCGCAGCTTCAGGTTGTCGCGCAGCACGTTCGGCTGGCTGTACGACGTGGACAGCATCTGCAGGTCTGGGCGACCCACCGGCCCCCACTCCCAGGCCGTCCAGAACACCATCAGCAGCGACTTCATCATGCCCGGGGGCACGGTCATCAGCAGGAACTGGATGCGGCCCTCGGTGACAGCCTCCAGGTGCCGACACATGGCCCGCAGCGCCCAGCCGAACCTCAGCTCCCGGACCGGCTCTAGGACGTGCCAGTGCTCCTTGATGAAACCTTCCAGGCTCTGCGACCGCGCCCGGATGCCCTCGACGTTCTCTGCGATGCGGGACCGCTCCCGCTCAGCCGTCCTCCTCGCCCTCTCCGCCCGGATCTGCGCCAGTGTCGGCAAGCGGGCCGAGGATCGCTTCAAGGCGGTCGAGTTCATCGTCGGACAGCTTGCTCAGGTCGTAGGTGCCGATTGCACCGGAATGGCGGTGGCGCTCGACGATGTGCCCGCCGATCTTGGCCTTGCCCATCGTTGCGGCGACGGCGGCGCTGGATTGCTTCTCCTTCAGCGCGAGCTTGCGGGCCTGCTCCAGCTCCGCCATCAGTGAATCGGCCGTCACCTCGGCTTTCTTGGCGACCCGGCGCTGCCCCTTGTTGACCGCCGCGGCGACGTCAGCATTGGTCAACAGGCGCGAGCCCTGCTGCTTGGCCGTGCCCTTGCTGTAACCGGCGCGGATGGCCGCCTGGGTGGCGTTCTGGTCCTTGAGGTATTCGGAGACGAACCGCTGCTGCTTCGGCGATAGCGGCTTGTCGCTGGATGCGCCACCGGTCATGGCTGTTGACGCGAGCTAACGGGGTGAAAAGAGGAAGTCGCGCAAGTGGACCACCTGAGCCGCTCCGCAGAGCATTGGCGGTGCCCGTTGACCGCTCCGGCAAACCACGGACAGTGACCTTCCACCCATACCGAGACAGATGACCAAATGCACGACCTAAACGAGTACCTCACCCTTGCCATCAAAATCATCCAGCTGCTCACTTGGGCTGCTGACCGCTGGCTCCCGCAGCTGACGCCGCCGCGGACCCCACCCGATCCGCCACGATCACGGCTTGCGCTGCTCCGAGCTGGTCGTCGGCGTCGCGGGCGAGACGAACAAGATCTCCCGCAACCTCTGCTCGTAGCTGGGCGGGCGCATCACGTTCGGCGGCGCCGGCGGCAGCGTCGGACAGACGCTGGGTTTCGCAGGTGGCGAGGTCGTCGCGCAGCTGCAGACTGCCGTCACGCACGCCAGCAACAACAGCAGCAGGGACGGCCTGGGCCGCGGTGCGGTCATCTTCATGCTTCGCTCCGATATCGGCCAGCACCTGGCCCTGGGTGTGCTCGATCTCGCGCGCGCCGGCCTGGGCCTTGGCCTCACCCTGGGCGGCGGCGGTCTCCTGCTGAGACGTGGCCAGGTCGGCGCTGCGGTCGCGCCACTCGCGGCCCATCCAGAACGCCACGGCGGTCCAGGCGACGAAGGCGGCGAGCGTCAGCCAGCGGTTCATACGCGCGCCGGCTGCACGCCGAACAGAAAGTGCAGAAGCCGCTCGCGGAGCGTCAGGAACCGGGCCTTGCCGATGCCGTTCACCGCCAGAACCCCGTCGCGCATCTTCTGCAGCCGAATGTCCAGGGCATCCAGCCGGTGGGCCATCTCCAGCAGCATGTGCTTGGCCGCGGCCTCGTGCTCGCCTTCGTTGTAGCTCAGGCACTTGGCGATGCCGCGGGCCTTCATTGTCAATTCGGAAGTGACCATTTCAGCTCCTCACGTTGATGTAGATGCCCGCGGCCAGGACCACCAGCAGGCCGGCGCACAGCGCGGCGATGAGCCAGCCCGGCGGATCGCCCGCCGGCGGCAGGCCGCGGTCCCAGTGGTCACTCATTCCGTTTCGGCCCGCTCGAGGCCCAGCACCAGCTTCACGACCGCACGCCGGTCATTGGCGTTGGCCCCGTAGAGCGTGTCCCAGTTGCAGACCAGCAGCTCCGCGACCGCGGCCTCCCAGTCGCCCCTTCGGATCACCGCCCACAGCTCGCCCCAGTCGCGCATGCGCTCCGGCCCCAGGATGTCGGCGAGCGCGTAGATGTAGGGCAGCTTCGGCTGCGCTTCCGGGTGCACTGCCAGCAGCTCGAACACCCGGCCGCGCAGCACGCCCTGCGACCATTCCACGTCGTCCAGCAGCGCGGCCGCGGCGACCTTGCGACTCTGCGGCCGCACTTCAATCGGCCTGCCATACCCGTGCCGCAGCACGCGGTTGCCATCGCGCCCGGGCAGCGGCCGCATCGCCCAGCACTCTTTGAGCAGTTCGACCGCCTTTTCGCATGCGACCTTCTCGGATGTGGCAAGAGCGGCGTCGTCCAGATCCGGCATCATTCCGTCCCCGCCCCGGCCGCCGGTGGATCGTTGGGCTGCAGCGATTCCGGCCGCGCGCACGGGAACATCCGGTAGAGCACGTTCGAGGCGGTCGTCCACAGGCCCATCGCCGCGAAGCCGGTCATCAGGGCGAACCACGCGCCCCGCGCCGTCGGCACCTTGGCCCAGCAAATCGCGATCGCCAGCAGGCAGGACCAGAACCTGATCCGAGCCTTGGTGAACGCCGGCGGCCAGGAGGCGCGCATGCCGATCTGCTGCGGAAGGTGCGGCAGCAGCAGGCCGATCGCGACGCTGATCGCCAAGCTCATCCACATGGCCTCGACCTGCTGCACCGCCAGGAACGTGCCCAGATCGATCAAGAACACGCGCACCGCCGGCCAGTTGTCCGCCATGGCGACCACGGTGCCGATCATCGGCACGGCCACGGCTGCCTGCGCCAGCGTGAACCTGGCCACGTCAGGCCTGCACGGCCCGAACCGCCAGCGGGTACACACTCGCCCAGCGGTCGCGGTGCGGCTGGCCCGGGCGCCAGGCTTCGATGTACTGCTCCCATGCGCCCTGCTCGTCGCCGATCGCCGGCAGCGCCAGCGGCAGCGTCCACAGCAGCAGGCGCGCGAAGCCGGCCGCCAGCACATCGTCGTGCTCCAGCGCGTCGTACACCACGGCCACGGTCGGCGCGCTGCCGTGCAGATCGCACAGCGCACGCGCGCGCCGCTGGCTCGCAGAGTGCGTCAGCACGCCGCGCACGCCGCCCGTCTCGAACTGCCACAGCCCATGCGCCGGGCCGCCAACCTGGTGCCGATGCGCGAGGTTGGATTCCTGCAGCGCGATCGCCAGCAGCAGCGTGCGAGCAGGCGGCGAGTCCATCCCGTCGCCCAGCTCGACCAGCGCAGGCACGATGATCTGCGACAGCGCCTGCTCGGGCGCGATCGGGAGGGGTAGCAGGGGCATGGTGGCTCCGGATGGTGGCGCGGGCGGCCGGACCCGGCCCTTGATCAGCCGGCAGCAGCCAGCCCAACCCGAATGCAATAGGTGCCCGCCACCGCAGCCAGCTGGGCTCGATGGTTGATCTGGAACGGGGTGGGCGGGCGGAAACGAAAAAGCCCCCGGGGTCTCCCGAGGGCTTCTATGTCAGCGTGCGCGAAATATATGCCTTGTAGGTTGAACCTGTCAAGGCATCTCAGCTATTGGCCGGCGAGCTTCAGGGAGTAACTCAGAAATTGAATCCACAATCCGTGCAATAGGCCAGATATTAGTATAACGAATGCGGCTAACCCTGATATAACGGCAGCCCACATAGCACCGAACTGGACCGGAACAATCTTCCTTGCCAAATCGCCAGTCCGCTCACTGAAAGTCATCATTTCGACTTCCAGCGTATCCGGGTCGCCTATGGCTTTCGCCATAGCAAAAACTGCCCGCTGGCGCATCGCTATACCTAAGACTTCAAGAGCAACAAAAAGCCCCACGGATATAGTAAGGAAGAATGCAGCGGTGAGCTTTGTGGCGGGCGTCAACCCATCCACTTGAGTCAAAAGAGCAAAAAGGGCTGCATACCCAGCCAGCATTATTACGTTTGTATACTCTTTGGCTGCCGCCATTGATTCTCTCAAGACCTCCTTATTTCGCACAAGAAGATCATCTTTGAAAGCGCTTCTGTGCCACTGCATGATATTCCAATATTCTTCATTTGGAATTTCGCTATAGACCCAAACGTGATAAATGTTTCCGTCCAACGAAAATGGTCGGTTAGCGTATTTATGCACGGTGCCATCACCGACGGCGACCTCGGATTGCCTATCAACGTCCCAATGCGCTGGGGCGTTACACCCATTCAAAACCCCGCCCAGCATCTTCCTGTAATAGAAATCACCCATAACTCAGCCCCCTCCCCAGCTACGCAGCTTTGACGACTCCAGAAAGCATACCCCTGATCTGGGCTGTTCCGACCTCGACCAATCGCAAATAGCGATCCACGCCAGGAAGTGGGTCGGATCGCCTCAGCGTTCGTTCCAGGTGGGCGATCAACAACAGGGCAGTCTCGTAGCGCTCGACTTTGCGCCGGCCGGATCCGCAGTAGTAGGCGCGCATCACGCATGCCATCCGCATCTGCTCCCGAGCGATGTCGGTGACCATCAGCTCGATCGCGTGCGCATCGATCGACACCTCGAGCGGCTTGTATCCCTGCGCCTTGCCGGGAATCTGCCCCTCGTGCTCCATGATGGTTTGCAGGATGTTCCTCGACGCGTGGCCGAGATATTCGCAATCCCTTGCCAGGCAGAACTCCTCGCCCCAGTGCTCCAGGCGGCGGCGAACATAAACGCCGAAGGTGTCAGGCTGCATCGCGGTACTTCTCCAGGGTCGTCGGGTCGAGTTGAAATTGCGGCTGCTGGCCATCCCACTTGCAGCAGCCCTTTTGCCGGTCTTCCTTGCCGCGGCAGTGCAGGACGCCCATCGTCGTGGCGCGGTGGACGCAGATGCAGCAGTTGCCGTGCCGGCGGCGGTCGGCGTCCATGCGCTTGCGCAGCACGCGCGCGTGGTGGTGCTCGGTGTAGCGCTCGGGCCGGGTGAGGTCGTCGGGGTTGCTCACGCGGCGCAAGCCTGCCGGGTCTCCGGCGTGATGCCGGCGACGGTCGCCGCCACCGCCAGCGCCGCCCACGCATGCGAGCGGATGCCGTAGGTCGGGCCTGGCGCCTTCTTCGTACCCTGCGGGCCGATCAGGTCCAGTAGCGCTTGGCGAATGTTCGGGTCCTTGGCCTTGGCGCTGCCGCACAGGTGCAGCTTCACGTCGCGGCGGTAGACCAGTCGGACTGCGCTCGGCTGTAGCCAGGCCTGCTGGAACCGGCCGATCCAAACGCACGTCTCGAACACTTCCCGGCCCACAGCCATGCCGTAGCTGGCGATCATCTCGACGGCCAAGGTTTCGACCTCGCCCAGATGAGCGCTGCCCTTGATCAGCAGCAGCATTTCTTCATTGCCATAGACGCCAGACTGGATGACACGCCCATGGTCTAAAACGCACCAGCCGCTTTCTGTGGTGCCGGGGTCGATAGCGAGGATCCTGCTCATGCTGCGTTTCTCCAAGTCGGGATGGTCCGCGGCGCCGGCGCGGCCTGGATGCCGGGCAGCCGATCGACGGCGCCGCCGCGCGCCAGGAACTGCTCGACGGTCTCGGCCGGGCGGCTTGAGGGCGTGACCACGGGCTTGGGCGTCATGCCAGCCATGCTGCCGACGCGCTGCAGCCTGGTCGGCGCCGGCCGTGGCGCGCTGGGGCGCTCCTGCCGCTGGGCGGCGGCACGCTTCTTCGGCGGACGACCGGTGGCGCGAGCCTCCCGTGCGGCCTGCTGCTCGGCGCGCGCAGCCTGCCGTGCCTCGCGTTGCTGCCTGAGGTCAGCGAGCCGCTCATCCTGCGACCGGCCGCCGAGACGCTTCCAGCGCTCACGCGACGCGGCATTGCGCTTCGCCCTGCGCACCTCGGGCGTCAGCTTCGACGCCTTCGTGGGTGGCCGCACGAACTCGTAGCGAGTCCCCCTGCCTAACCCATCGCGCTTCACCTGGCCGCTGCGCACAAGCAGCGCCAGCGTCCAAGCGATCAGCAGCCGTTCCTTGCCCTCGGCGCCCAGCCCATCCGAGACATCCTTCGCCGAGTGCATGCCGCCGGCGGCGATCAGCCATGCCCGAATCTGCGCGGCCCGGCTCATGCGGCGCTCCGGCGCTGCTGGCGCTCGCGATCCTCTTCATCCCAACCCAGCACCCATGCCTCGCGCAACGCCCGGTCGTCGGCGGTGATGCCGTAGTGGGGGCCGTCGTCCCGCCGCTTGCTGACTTGGCGCGCGCGGCGCCCGGCTTCGCGTGCCTGCTCGTAGCGCTGCTGGTTCATCGGGTACCTCCGAAGAAACCGCCCCACCACAGCAGCGCGGCCATGATCGCGGTAGCGATCAGGTGCGCGATGAAGTTGTGCTTCCCCGTTTCCGGTCGCCCGTCCTTGATGAGGCTGAAGGTCAGGCCGACCGTGGTCAGGACAATCCAGATGATCTGTGGTGCGTTCATGCTGCCCTCGCTGTGTGCTGTTCGATCAAGGTGTTCTGCAGGTCCAGCAGGTAGTCGTCCCGGCCGATCTGCTCGCGGAATGCGCGCGGCTGGCGCGCGTAGGAAGGGCCGAATAGCGCTTCGCACTGCGCGGCGGACATGCCGCCGAACGGCTCGCCGCGGTGCGACCAGCTGTTCAGGCCGACGGTGTAGTCGTGGCCGCGGCGCGGGGCGCCGTGCTTGCCGCCGATCGTCAGGTGGTGGATCTCGCACGGGACATGGCCCAGGCTGAGCGAGTGCGCGACGATGCAGCCGATGTCGCGGATGGCGTCGAACCGCGCCTGCTGCGCGCGCGTCGGGTTGCTGGCGCTGCGGCCGCGCTTCATGCCGCCGCCTCGGACGCCTGGGTCCAGGTCTGCGCGCGCTCGATGCGCTCGCCAATCCAGCGGATCACCGGCACCGCGAAGCTGTTGCCCAGCATCTTGTAGCGCGGGCCGTCTGCCATCGGCTTGCCTGCCGCGTTCGGCACCAGCGTCCAGTCGTCCGGCGCGCCCTGCAGGCGCTCGCACTCGGTCGGCGTCAGGCGACGTACCTGCATGCCATGCTGCAGGTACGTGGTCTGCTTCATTCCCGGCTCCGCGGCCAGCGCACCGGCGACCTCCATCTGTCGCACTTCGTCGCGCTGGTTCTGTGCGAAAGCGATAGCCGGAACCTGGCCAACTGACAGCGTGGGGGCCGTGCCGCTGGCCGGGTCGTAGCCGAGCGTCGTCTGCACGCCTCCACCCTGGTGGGAGAACGCAACCGCTGGCGCATGGGCACCGGCGCATAGCGGGTGGCACGGATCGCCAGGCCGCGGATTGCTGCCATTGGCCTTGCTGGTGATCTGCGTGGTGTCGAACGGGACAGGATCGACCACGAACGTCTCGCTCTCAAAGTCCATCCTGCCGCTGGCGCTGGCGCAAGCATTCAACGCGGTTCCGACCTCAATCGGACCCGACGTGTTGTTGCCTCCAAACGCCTGCGTCAGCGGGATGTCATCGACGCTGTATCCGCCACTGCGGCGAGCGCCACCCGCAATGGTTCCGGCAGCGCTTTGCCCCGCTTCTCGGCGCGGCGCAGAATCCCCGCGCAGGCGGTCGGGCTCAAGAAGTACCGGGGGTCGACCGGCCCAATCTCCAGTATCGAGGACAGCGAACACGCGACGGCGCCGCTGCGCCACTCCGAACCATTGCGCGTCCAGCACGCTCCATTCGACGAGCCCACGGGGACCGAGCGCCACACCTTCGTTGCCCCAGCCGTCTTGCGGGACAGCGAGCTCGGATCCTGCCAATGCACCAACCACGACAGCAAAGTCCCGTCCGTAGTTGCTGCTGAAGGCGCCTGGAACGTTCTCCCAGACGAGCCAGCGGGCGCCGCAAAGAGTTCGTGCTGCATGGAAAATCCTCAGTTGCTCGTGGAAGAGGCTGGAGCGCGCGCCGACCAGGCCCGCACGCTTGCCGGCGACGCTCAGGTCTTGGCACGGGCTGCCGCCGATGACGACATCGAGCTGGCCCAGTGCCTGGATCTGTGCGCCGGTGATCGCGGTGACGCTGCCGAGATTCGGCACGTGCGGCAGCCGGTGCCTCAGCAGCGCGCATGCGGCCGAGTCGATCTCGGCCACGCCGGCGCACTCCCAGCCGAGCGGACCCCAGGCCAAGTGCGCCGCTTCCATGCCCGAGAAAAGGGATAGGTAGCGCATCAGTGCACCCGCGCGGCGCGGCCGCGGTTCGCTAGAATCCGGTCAACCGAGGACGGAGCATTGCCATGAAGGACAGCAGCATCCGCCAGTTCAGCCTGGTTCCGTACACGCTCGCGCTGCTGGTGATCGTCGCTTTGACCGCGGCGCTCACCTGGCCATCCTGGGGCGTTGTCCCCAAGTGGATGAAGGAGCCTGCCTGGCCTGCGTGGGTACAGGCAGTGGGCAGCATTGCTGCGATCGCAGTCGCGATGTTGATTCCGGCATGGCAGCGTCGGAAGGAGCTGCAGACGAGGGAGCATGACCAGATGCTTCAAGCCAAGATCGTTGCCGGCGCGATCCAGCCCTTCATTCCCGCATACCGCCGCCGCGCCGCATTCTTGTTGAACGCCCTGAGCGAAGGAGCGCCGGTCGAGAAGCTTCAGAAAGTGCCCGAGGATGCTTTTGATATACCCGCGACAGTTGAGCAGTTCCATCCGTCCTTCCACTTTCTTGGCGAGGCGTCGGAGCTTGCGAATCGCTTTGTAGCCAGCCTCTTCTGGCTGCAACAGGGTATGAAGGCGATTTATCACGAAGACCTTCGATCTGAGACGCGCGCGCAGATAAGCAAGGACTGCGAGAACACAATCAGTTTTGCCCAGCAACTGAGCCCATTGCTTGAGCAGATGTGCGGGCGTATCGAGCGCCTGGCTGGCAACGTAGACATCAATGGTGTAGCCGGCGATTGAGGTCATGCCGCCTCCGCGCCGACGCGGGCTGAGTGCCCATGCCCGTTGGCCATGAGCCAGAACTCGGCGACGACCTCGTCCAGCATCACGTGCGTGTAGTGCGTGCCGATGTGCGCGGTGATGCCCTCGAACAGCCGGCGGAACTCGTCCTCGTCCATGCAGTCGAACGCCAGTGAGCGCGCGACCGTCACCGGGATCGTCTCGATCCGTGGCAGCACCTCGCGCAGCAGTTTCGCCGCGCCCGGGCCGAACGCGGCATCGGCCGCCGCCAGCACCGCGGACACCACCGCCGTTGCCTCCATGTCGACCTGCTCGCAGCACACGCCGGCCTCGCGCTGCAGCCGCTTCACCGCCTCGTGCGTGTCCAGCGCTTCCCAGCCGTCGACGTTCTCGACCATCAGCGCGCCGATCTTGTGCAGCAGCCGATGGCGCCAGCCGTCGCGCGGAGCCTTCAGCTCTGCGCGCAGCTCCTGCCCGACGCGGTAGCCGCGCGCGCGCATCAGCTCGCTATCGACCTGGTTCTCTGGCACCAGCGCGCCGACCTCTTGGCGCGTCACCGGGTCCAGCAGCCGGCGCACGATCATGTAGATCGGCCGCGAGGCCCTCTTCTGCCGGATCTTCTTCGCTGCAGCGGTCAGGCTCATGCATCCCTCCCTGCGGCGCGGTCGCGCCCGGTCCGGCGCTGGCCGGCGCCGCCTTCGAAGTCGTCGAATCCGTCATCCGGCGCGGTGCTGCCGCTGTCGACGAGGCGCTTGACCGTGTAGTCGGGGCGCGGGCCGTAGTAGTCGGTGAAGCTGCTGCAGGCCAGGTTGTGCCGCAGGTACGCGGCGCCGGTCTCGCCCTGGCGGTTCTTGGCCAGGATGAACTCGGCTATGCCCGGCGCACCGCATGCGTCCTTCGTGTAGTAGTCGTCGCGGTAGATGAAGGCGATCACGTCGGCGTCCTGCTCGATGCCGCCGGACTCGCGCAGGTCGGCCATGACGGGGCGCTTGTCGGTGCGCGTCTCGACGCTTCGATTTAGCTGCGACAGGGCGATGACCGGGCAGCCCAGGGTCTTGGCCAGCCGCTTCAGCGTGCGCGAGATGTACGACACCTCCTCCGTGCGGTTGCCGGCCTTGGCCTGGCCGGACAGCAACTGCAGGTAGTCCACAGCGATCACACCCAGGCCGCCCGGCACCTTGGCGTGCATGCGCGAGGCACGCGCGACGAGCGAGTCCACCGGTAGCGAGCCGCAGTCGTCGATCGCCAGCGGCAGGCTGTGCAGGTAGTTCCGGGCGATGCTGAGCTTGCGCCAGTCCTCGTCGGTCAGCTCGCCCTTCACGCGCATGCGGGACAGGTGCACGCCGGAGTGCATGCTCATCAGGCGCATCAGCAACTGGCGCCGGCTCATTTCCAGGCTGAAGACCGCAGCGTTCTTGCCCTGCGCGGCGACGCTGTAGACCCACTCCAGCATGTTCGCGGTCTTGCCCATGGAGGGCCGCGCGGCGAGGATCATCAGATCGGTCGGCTCCAGCCCCGGCAGCTTCTTCGCCACGTTCTGCCACGGCGGCACCAAGCCGAGGTCGGCGATGCCTTGGTAGCGGGCTTCCATCTCCTCCCACATGCCCTGCAGGTCGCCGCGCACCAGCACAAGCCCGCCGTTGCCGCTGGACTGCACGCTCAGGCTGGCGAACTTCGACGTGGCGCTGGCCACCAGCGCGTCGGCGTCCTCGTCCGCCGCTTCGTAGGCCTCGCTGGTGATCTCGCCGGCCCGCTGAATCACGCCGCGCAGAAGGGCCTTGTTCCGCACCACCTCGGCGTAGGCGCGAATGTTCGCGGCCGATGGGACGGTGCTGGCCAGCTCGATCAGGTAGGCGCCGTCGCCGACCAGCTCGAGCTTGCCCTGGTTCTCGAACCAGTTGCCCAGCAGCACCGCGTCGAACGGCTGCTCGCGGTCGGCCAGGTCGCAGATGGCCTGGTAGATCAGCTGGTGATCGCGGCGGTAGAAGTCCTGCTCCGACAGCAGATCGCGGACCTCGCGCAGCGCTTCCGGCGACAGCATCAGGCCGCCGAGGACCGACTGCTCGGAGTCCACCGAATGCGGCGGCACGCGCAGCTGCGCCACGGCGTCGTAGCTGCGGTCGTAGTCCATCACCGCGCTCATGCCGCCTGCTCCGGGTGCTCGGGCTGCTTGGCGGCCGCGTCACGCTCGCGCTTCAGCTGCACGCCGGCGGTGGTCAGCTCGCAGCTGCCCTCGGACGGGAACCACCAGAGCTTGAACCAGTTCCGCCGCACCGCGTCGCGGAAGTGCGCGCGCCAATCCTTCTGCATGCGCCCGCTGGTGCGGTGCTTGCTGGCGAACTCGCGCCAGGCCAGGTGCAGGAAATCCCTCGGGATGCCGGCGTCGGTGGCGAAGGTGAAAATCGGGTCGTCAGCACAGACCGGCTTCTCCCCGGCATCGCGGCATGCATCGATGAACACCGGGAAGGTGACCTTTGGCCGCTTCCGCCGCACTGGTTTCTCCCCCTCGGCGCCAGCCGGGGGGTTAGGGGGGTTCTTTTCTCCCTTCCCTTCCTCTCCTCTCCCCTCCTCTCCCTTCCCCTCCGGGGGTGAGGACTCGTCGAGGCCTCGACGATCATCAGCAGAAAAAGCAGGATGCTTGAAGGTCGGACGGTCGATTTTCTGGTGCTTTCTCCATCCCGTGACGTGCAAATACTGCTTTTCACCATTGGCATAGAAGGCGATCAGAGAATTCGACGACAACTCGTCGAGCATTCGCTGAACATCCGTCGAGGAGATATCGTCTCCGGGGAATATTTCGGCCTTGATGGTCTTCGCGCTGGCCACGTGGTTGCCGGCGTCGTCGCAGAAGTTCCACAGTCCGATGAAGAGGAGCCGAGCCGTCGGCGAGCACTCCATGACCTGCTCGCTGGACCAGAACTCCGGCTTGATCGAGCGAATGCGCGCCATCACGCACCCCGCAGCAGCTGCAGGCAGCCGGCGACGTGCCACTGCATGCGGACGATCGACATCGCGCGGGCTGTGGCGTTCATGCGGCCGCCCTGCCCTTCTCGACCGCGGCGCGCGCGTGCTGCGCGACCTGGGCGAGGAACGCTTGCGCATCGCCGCAGCTGGACGCGATCTCGTTCGCCTCGTTGGGCGTGATGCGACCGTCGGTCAACGCCTCGTTGATGATCTCGGCCAGCTTGCCCTTCGCCGACGACGCCGACAGCAGAGCCGTCAGCAGCGAGCCGGTGGTCGGGGTATCCACGCGCTGCAGCGTGTAGCCGTGCTGCGCAGCCAGCGCGTGCAGGATCCGGTCGTCACCGGTGACGCCCATCACCTCGCTGGCTTCCACCAGCGTCAGGTGGTGCGTCGTGTTGTTCGGGTTGACCTTGTTGCGCAGCACAGCGGCGGACATGCCGATGCGCGGCGCCAGCGACTCGCTGCCGCCCGGGTAGGCGTGCACGGTCTTGTGGGCGGCGTCGATGATGTGCATGGGTGATCTCGGTGAACGTGGAATGCAGGCGTGCGGCGGCGCACCATCTGCGCCATGGAGAAGATCAAGTCAGCAGGGAAGCGGGCCAGGGACGGCCAGGTGCGCGTACCGCGCGGCAACAACGTCACCGCGCTGGTGAAAGTCGGAGGGAACTGGCTGTCGGCCCGATGGATCGATGGCCGACTCGTTTGCCGGGTACTGCGCCGCGGTGCGGCGTGACCCGATTTGTCCAACAGGGCGTCGCCCTCCTTGCGATACGCTGCTGCTACCACACGCACAGCCCGCAAGGAGGGCGACATGGAACTGTTGGACAGGAGTTTTCAGAAGGAACTGCTCAGCTCGCTGGCGGCGATATACCCGGAGAACGCTGTGACCAACTCGCTGCCTGGGTACGGCGACGGACGTCGCCTCGTCGTCAACGCGGCATACCTGCAGGAGCACGGACTGATCCAGGCTCGCTTCCATCAGATGGATGGAGAACCGATGCTGGGGCAATGCAGCATCACCGCGAGAGGAATGGACTTCCTTGCCGACGATGGCGGCCTGGGAGCGATCCTCGGCGTGGTCACGATCAGGCTTCACGAGGAGACCCTCCGGCACCTGATCGAATCGAAGGTGCTGGAATCAGATCTTCCCCAGACTCAAAAGGATCGATTGATCGATCAGCTTCGGCAGCTGCCCGCCGAGACCACAAAACACCTTGCCATGCAGTTGGTGGAAGCGGGCCTGAAGAGCTGGCCAGCTGCACTCCTGCTACTTCGAAATGCCGTGGGCTTGTAGCCGAGCGGCGCATCAGCAACCGCGCGTCTGCAGCCAAGGGGATCATGAACTCATCTGGCTCGATCAGCCGATTCTCGTCTTCCACGAAGAGACCCTTCGCGGTGACGACCATCGCGTGGATCCGCACTGCAGGCAGGCCGGCCACGTCAGGCGGCCTCTTGGTGGTCGGCGGGCTGCGCCGGCGCCGGGCCGACGTGGCCCGGGGCGGCGTTCTCTTCGGCAGCCGATGGCGGCTGAGCTCCCGTGGCGTGCAACTGGTGCAACTTGACGGCCGCCATGCCTCCGGGTTCGCGCGTGCGGCCCTGTTTGATGTCGCTCACCGCCTGCGGGGATTTCTCGATCGCGCGGCCGATCTCTGTCAGAGACCAGCCCATCGCCTCAAGCGCCTTGATTCGGTCTGCCCATGTCGTGTCCATGGCCCATCCTATGGCATCCCATAGTTTTGGTCAACGGCATCCCATAACGGAATTCCATAAGAATTACGATATGAATGGGATGAAAGCCACCACTGTCGGCGCCCGAATCGTGGCTGCGCGCGAAGCCAAGGACATGTCGCGCCCCGAACTTGCCCGACTCGCAAAGGTGAAATACCCGACCCTGGCTGGTTTGGAGAACGGCGATCAGGTCACGTCGACACAGCTACCAGCGCTGGCAGCGGTGCTCGGCGTCACTGCGCTATGGCTGGCAACCGGGAAGGAACCGAAGCATGCGGAGGCACTGGAGCCAGATGCGACCGACGAGGTCGTAATCCCCGCACGTCTCGATTCTCGGCTGGTGTCCCGAGCCCATGCGTTCCTGGCTGCCGACCATCCGTATGACCTATCCGATCCTGGCGAAGCGGCCTTGTTCGCAAGCGCCTACGAGTGGCTGTCTCTGCGAGGCGAGGAAGCCGATTCTCCTCAGTCCTTCAACCAGTTCCTGCGATGGGCTGCAATGCGGAATCTGACAACACCTGCCCATGATCCGCCAAAGGGCAGCGTCACAATGAGTCGTTGGCGGAACAGCCTGACGGAGTACGCAAGTGCAGACCTGGAACTGAGCCAGGACCCAGCAAAAGGCGCGAAGTTGTCTACGAAATAGCGACGGCGTAGCTGTAACTTGATTCCCAGGGATTGGGATCGACACATGGGCTATAGGACGAAACGGTTAGGGCTAGCCCTGTTGTACGCAGCAATCTATGCGGTCGCTTTTCGCATTGCTTGGCAGCACTCCGAAGATCAATTTTATCTACCTGCCGGTCTACGCATCGCTGCGCTGCTGTTCTCGCCCTATCGGTTCTGGCCGAGCATCTTGATCGGTGACGTCGTCGCGATGATGGCCATACGCGTACCGATCGCCCCCGACATGCGCGTCTCTGCGATCTGGCCCTACGCCAGTTCTGCCCTGCTTTGCCCGATCGTGTCTCTCGCGCCCCTGGCAATTAGGACGCGGTTTGAGTCGGCGATGTCGAACGAACGATGGCTGCCTGTTGCTCTGCTGGCGGCGGCGATTTGGGGAGTCTCCGTCAGCACGTCGTTGAACGTGCTGCTGGGCGGCCCGGTGGAGCACGATCTCGTGGCTTACATCTACCGTTTCAGCATCGGTCAGTACCTGTCGATCATGGTAGCCGTGCTCCCCGTGCTGGTGTGGGTGCGCAGAAACGCTACGGCGTATGCGCCCCCTCACCTGGCACGTGATGCGATCGTTGCGGTGCTGATGCTCGCCATTGCATATGCAGCGCTGCTTGAATCCAGCCAGCAATGGGAGAAGCTGGCACTACTCGGCGGAATGCTCCTGCCTCCTGTTACCCTCGCCTTTCTTCACGGGTGGAGAGGGGCAGCGATCGGGATCGTAGTGGCGACATTTGCTCTAGGCATCTCAACCCCGGATACGGGACTTCTAGGCAACAAAGACCTGGTGGTTTTCGTCGCGCAGCAGTCGTTGGCTGTTGTCGGCACAGTACTGATGGTGCTGGGTTCTGCGGTGTCCAGCGAATACGACAAGACGTCTCGGCTTCAGCAAGCCAAGGTCGATGCCCTCTGGCTAGCCCGATGCAATCACCTATCGGCGGAGGCATTACTTCGCGATCGCGCTCAGGCGATTGCCGATGCTCAGGCCGAGATCGACGCGGGCTACCGCAAGACCGTGAAGCAGTTGAAGGCCGAGGGCCGTTACACGCTGGCCCTGCAGGTCAATACCCAAGGGTTCCAAAACAGCCGCATGCTATTTGAGCAGGTGACGGCACTCTATCCGCTGGATTTGGACAGCCTTGGATTGTTCGAGGTCCTTCAGTCGGATGAATTTCTTGCTGTCGCCTATAGCAGCGTGACGAAGGCTTCTCTGCGGGGCCGCATCGAGCACCACAGCGCCACGCTACAGCTCGTAGCTCACCGTAGCATCGCGCATGCGATCGAGCTTCTGCCGCTTGGTGAAATTCAGCTGCAGGTTCGCGCGTGGACCTTGGGCCGGCGTCGCGGAATTTCGGTGACGCTCCGATCCTATGCGAAGACTTCGAACGAACTAGATAAACGTGGCTTGCTGCTTGCAGAAGCTCAGTTGCAGGCAAAGGTACAGGCATACGGCGGCGCGTTCAAACGCCGCCGTATGCGCGTATTTTTTACCCTAACCGAAGACGTTGATCATTTCTTGGTAACTGGCACGACCACCCACGAGACACCATTACTACCCTTCAGCGCCCTCACGACGAAGTGATCGGAGCTATAGATGATCGTGCCGACCATGCTGCTCGGCGCGACGGCCACTGACTCTACGTCTGCGCCCATCGGCATGACCCATGCAGTCGAGTCAATTCGGCCAACCGCGGCGCGAACAACACCGCGGCTATCGTTGATTTGCAAATAGCTGATGCCGTCCCGAAGGAACTCGTAGACGCTCCATTCCGGATCCGCAGACAGATTGGTGGCCTTTGGAGCGCTTTCGCCCAATCCCTTTGCCGCCGGCGTACCGCTACCGCCGCCCGGACAGCAGGCCATTGCAATCGCGGGAGAAGCAAACATCGCTGCACCCAGGATAATTCTTGGCACGCGCGAGCACTGCGACATTCTGTTCATGGTGATCTCCTTGAATAGCCGCCTGCGGTCGACGGCGGATACAGCTTAACGCCGCCGATCAGTTCAGCGTTTTTTCCGTCGCGAACTCTGCGCTCTTCAGGTCCTGCAGAAACTGCCCGATATTGTCCTGAGCGGAGCGGTTCAAAGACTCGCGCACGCGAATGACGCCCATAAACGCATAGTTCATCGGAACCGTGCCGAGAGCGGTCACGTCCCGGGAATACACCACCGCCCCACTCGCACGATCGATCAGCTCATAGCGGGCTATGGTCTTCGTCGTCATGCTGGCGCCAAACGCGGGTATGTCGATCGCTAGGATCTTCACCGACAGATTGAACTTCCGCGGCGCGTCGTCCCTGAAAATTGCCGCCCGATTCAATGCTTCAGTCAGTGCCGTCTGCCACATCTGTGCAACTTCGTGCTGCGCGACCGCTGGCATTTTGCCCTTGGCTTCATCGGGCCGCGCGAGTGTGACGGTCATGGACCGCAACTCGGCGTCCAGCTTTTTCTCGCTCACGGCGACGCCGGGCACCGAGAAGTTCAGTGGCGGGTTGCTCGCGCACCCAGATAGCGCAACGGCGGCCAGCGCCGCCCAGATCGTTTTCCTCATCATCCGTTTCCCCTGTTGGTCATCCGTCATAGCGGGCGGGCCTGTCCCCGTGGCCGCATCCGGATGTTAGCAGCCGACCTCCCGGCCCCGTCTGGCCGGCGGCGGTGCATCCTTTTCTTGTCTACAAGAAATCTATGGGATTCCATTGACAGCGAGTTATGGCATCCCATAGGATAGAACCGTCAGCCCACCAGGGCACGGAGACGGGACCATGGCAACCAGGCACAACTACCACCCCCACTGCGGCTGCGCGACATGCGGCCGGCAAGAGCAGGCTGACGAGCGCGCCGAGGCGCTGGCGCTGGACCTGCACGCTTCCGGCGCCGTGCTGGGCGAGGCCATGGGCGAGCTGACCGATGATCAGCTGGCGCTGATGGCTGGGCACCTAGCCGCCGGCAACGACGCCGGCCTGGCCGAGATCCTGCGTCGCGCCGTCGCCGACTACGTGCAATCGGAGATCGAGCGCCGCACCGACGAAAGCGGCGGGACGCGCCTGGAAGCCGTACAGCGGATGGTCGAGGTGTACGAGGTCGCGCCGAAGCCGGCGCCGGCCATGCCGTGGAGGCGCGCGGCATGAGCATCGACCACGGCGTCCTGAACGTCCCGCTGACCAAGCGGGGCAACATCGACACAGCCATCGACCGTTACAAGGCTCAGCAGCAGCGCGAGACTGAGGCGGTGATGCGCGGACTCCGGAACGCGCGCGCAGCTGCACGCACGGAGGCGCTGGCACTGATCGAGCGCATGACCGACGAGCATGTCTCCCGGTGGGCGCTGAGGCTGAAGTGCCAGGCCCGCAGCGTGCGCAAGCGCCTGCGCTCCGAAGCCGGCCTGAATCCCACGCTGGTCCTGCGCGCCCTGCGCGATGGCGGTGCGGCATGAGCGCGCAGACCAAGGGCGTTGGTGGGCTGGCCGAGCTGCTCGACGCTAGCCGAGCAGTTGCGCAGTGGATGTGTGATTGCGATATGCGGGATCAACTCATTGCCGCCATTGCTGGGGCGGCTGAATTGGTTGACTGGTCGGCGGCTCCCGATTGGGCGAACTACGCTGCTCAGGATGCAGATGGCAACTGGCGTTGGCACGAGCAGGAGCCGGTTGTATCTGGCTTCTGGTGGTTCTCAGGCAGGGGTCGGGCTGAAAATTTCCTGCCTGTCGATCCTGAGTGGCGAGGGTCGCTGCAGAAAAGGGCTGATGGAACTCTTAAGGATTGCTTACAGGTTCCAGCTGTCAAGGATTCCTTGACTGTTGATGGCGGTGCGCAATGAGCGGGCAAATTCCCCAACGCAGCCTCAACGCAGCCGGCGAGCTGGCAGGCATTGCCGTCTACATGGAATCCAAGCTCGGCGAACACGCCAAGGTCTCGGTGCTGCAGCTGAAGTCCGCCGTGGACGAACTGATCGACTTCGTGCGCGCCTCGCCGTGCCACTGCTCTGCCGCCCTGGCGCCGCTGCCTGCGATCCAGTGCGAGCGCTGCCGGCTGCTGGCCCGCTGCGGAGCGACGCCATGAGCGCGCAGATCCTGCAGTTCCCCATCCAAGACAGCTACGACAAGCATCAGGTGTCGCACGTCCACAAGCTTGCGGTCGAGCTGGGCCACGACCCGAAGCAAGCGGTGCGCGACTTCATCGCCGCTGGCTGCCCGAACGCGCAGCGCAATGAACTGGCGGAACGCGCGCGCCGCGCCCGCATGCAGATCACCACCACCGACGGCCCGGAGGCTGCTTGACCGTGGGCAACTTCATCGTGGGCTTCATCTGCGGCGCCGTCGCCGGCTACATCGCCGGCCTGGTGTTCGCCTACCGCGAGTCGCGGCACCTGATCGCGGAGCTGATGCCGTGATGCGCGCGCTCGCCCTGCTCCGCGTGCTGGCGTGCGGCCTGGCCCTGGGCTTCCTGGCCGACCTGCTGCGCCGCTGCGTGATCGTAGAGGCATGGTCGGTCGGCCCGATCGTCGCCGCGCTGCTGGCGCTGGCGCTGATCGCCACGCGCTGGTCCTGGCGCGCTGCACGCCGCCCGCGGCTGCCGACCGACTTCGTGCGCCCCAACACCCCCGACTTCCCCGACCAGCCGCGCTGCGGCATCCGCTGATCCCCGCCGGCGCGGCCGGCACTACCGACGAGGTTCCCATGTTCCAACTCGACAAGCACGACGTCGCGTTCTCCAACCTCAATCTGAGAAAGGAGAACCACGGCGACGAGAAAGTTCCCGCTGCTGATCTGACGTTCGACTTTCAGGCGGCGAACACCGTGCTGGCGTTGATCGATCCGGCGCTGGTGCCGGCGCTCTTCCGCAAACCCTCAAAGGGCGAGCAGCAGGCGCTGCCGATCGACGGCAACGACCTGACTGCGCTGAACCTGCCCTTCCTGGGCGAGCAGAAGATCGCCGCGAAGTTCGAAGGCTACGAGGCCATGGTCGGCTCGCTGCTGGAGCACATCGACCCGCTTTTCTTCTGCGACGCCAAGGTCAAATCGATCAACTGGAAGGCGCTCGAAGGCGGCAGCGTCAGCATGAAGCTGACCATCTCGGTGCTGATCGATGAAGACGACGACGCGCCGCTACTGGCGGCCTGGCGCCGCGGCACCGCGCGCCTGACGCTCACCCCGCCGACCGCGAAGCCGCAGCAGGACGACCTGAGCGGCGGCGACACGCTGGACGCGCAGGAGGCCGCCGGCGCTGCAGCAGAAGCCGCCAGCCTGATCGAGGCCGGCAAGAAAGCGGCCTGACCGCGCGCGCCGCGCTGGCGCCGCCAATTCCTACGCGCGTCGGGCGCTCTCCCGGCACCACCAGAGGATCGCAGCATGCAAATCATGAAGGGCAAGACGTACACGCTGAAGACCCGCCGCGGCCGCGCCGTCGTGGGGCAGGAGAAGGCGAAGGTGACCGGCCTGGTCGCGCAGGGCCGCGGCCACACCGTGCACTACACCGTCGATGGCGAGGCGCGCACGGCGTCGCTGGGCGAGTTTTCGCGCAAGGCCGCGTGATCACCATGAGCGAAACCACCGCCCCACGCATCCGCCTCGACGACGTCGATTCGAGCCAGATCTATTCGATCGGCCACTGTCCCGAAACGAACACCCTGGCCATCCGCTTCGCGAAGGGCTACGGCGCGAAGCGCGGCCCTGGCGCGCTCTACCACTACGCCAACTTCACCGCCAAGGATTTCGCGGCGTTCAAAGCGGCGGACTCGCTGAGCAAGCACTTCGCGATCTACATCAAGCAGTTCCCAACGACTTACCCGTACCACAAGGTCGCCGAGGAGCAGCAGGCGGCCTGATGCAGACCCACACGGCGGGGCTGCTGCAGCAGCGCGCCGCGCGGGAGACGTAACCCGCCCCAGCGAAAGCTCATGGGTGAACGAGTGGTGCGGATGCAACGCCGCTGACAGCCGGGAAAGACCGGCGCCTATCCATAGCGGTGCGGCTTGCGGCGGGTCGGTTTGAGTCCGTTCGAATGCAACGCTCCAGGCCGCACCGCTATGGAGGGAATGCGCAGGCTGATGCGCAGTGTGCGAGCGAAGGCTGAGTAACCGGCAATCCGCAAGAGAAGCCGGCTCCGGGCCGGGGACGGCTATGAAACATCGTCAAGTGGCTCAGCGGGAAAACGTAAGAAACGACCGCGCAACTCGCACAAGCAAATGCCGGAAGTCAGCACCGGCCCCTCCACCCATCGACAACACGCCGGCAAAGCCGGCAGGAGAACGCAGTGAACGCAGTCGCGCAAATCAAGCCTCCCGGCGGCCAGCTGGCCACCGCCGAGCAGGCGGACGCAATCCGCACCGCGCTGAAGACGAGCCTGTACCCGGGCGCCACGGACGAGTCCGTCGACATGGTGCTGGCGTACTGCCGCGCCGGCGCGCTGGACCCGATGACGAAGCCGGTGCACATCGTGCCGATGTGGGTGCCGGAGAAGAAGCAAGGCGGCCGCGTCATCAGCCCTGCCGGCATGCGCGACGTGATCATGCCGGGCATTGAGCTTTACCGCACGAAGGCGCACCGGACCGGCGAATACGCCGGCCAGGACGAGGCGACGTTCGGCCCGACCATCGAAGAGGATCTGGGCGGCGTGCATGTGCGCTATCCGGAATGGTGCAGCGTGTCGGTCTGTCGGCTGGTCAACGGGAATCCGGTGCGCTACTCGGCGAAGGCCTACTGGCTGGAAAGCTACGCCACGCAGAAGCGCGACAGCGACGCGCCGAATGCCATGTGGAAGAAGCGGCCCTTCGGGCAGTTGGAGAAGTGCGCCGAGGCGCTGGCGCTGCGCAAGGCCTTTCCCGAGGCCGTTGGCGCCCAACCGACCGCGGAGGAAATGGAAGGTCGCGTCATCGAGGGCGATGTGGTCCACGCGCGCGCGGCTTCGGTTGCTTTGGTCGTTCCCAGCGAACTGCCCGAGTACTCGGCTGCCGACTTCACCAAGAACCTGCCGGTCTGGCGCGGCCTGATCGCGGCCGGCAAGAAGTCGGCCGAGGACATCATCGCAATGCTGCAGACGAAGGTGCGCTTCACCGAGCAGCAGCTGGCCGACATCCGCGCCGCTGCGCCGCAGGAGCCTGCGCAAGCCCAACAGGAACCGACGCAGGCCAATCCGGATTTCCCCCTGGACGACGAACAGCAGGACGACAACGCATGAAGATCATCAAGCTGATCCAGGGCACGCCGGAGTGGCATGCCCACCGCGCGCAGCACCTGAACGCAAGCGAGGCGCCGGTGATGCTGGGCGAGTTCCCTGCAGTCACACGCAGCGAGTTGCTGAAGGTGCGCGCGACCGGCGTGGAGTCGGAAATCAGTTGGTTCCTGCAGCAGATATTCGACGACGGCCACCGCTTCGAGGCGCTGGCCCGGCCGCTGGCCGAGGCGATCATCGGCGAGGACCTGTACCCGTGCGTCGGCGTCCAGGGAAAGCTGTCCGCGTCGTTCGACGGCCTGACGATGCTGGGCGACGTGAACTGGGAGCACAAGATGCTCAACGCCGTCCTGCGCGTCTGCATGGTCAAGGGCTGCACCGGCGCCGACCTGCCGATCTACCACCAGATCCAGATGGAGCAGCAGCACATGGTGTCCGACGCGGAGCGCACGCTCTTCATGGCGTCGGAGTGGGACGAGGACGGCAACCTCATCGAGGAACGCCACTGCTGGTACACGCCGAACCCGGAACTGCGCGCGCGCATCGTCTCGGGCTGGGAGCAGTTCGAGCGCGATGTGTGCGCCTACGAGGACAAGCCGCTGCCGGCGCCGGTGGTCGGCCGCGTGCCGCAGACGCTGCCGTCGTTGAACGTGCAGGTGACCGGCATGGTCACCGCGTCGAACCTGGCCGAGTTCCGCGGCTCCGCGCTGTCGGTGCTGTCGCGCATCAACCGCGACTTGCAGACGGACGAGGACTTCGCCGACGCCGAGCAGACAGTGAAGTGGTGCAAGGGCGTGGAAGAGCGGCTGGAAGCGACCAAGCAGCAGATCCTGGGACAGACCGCCGACATCGACGCGGTGTTCCGGACCATGGACGAGGTCGCCACCGAAACCAGGCGCGTGCGCCTGGAACTGGATCGGCTGGTGAAAGTTGAGAAGGAGAACCGCCGCACCAAGATCGTGATCAACGGCATCCAGTCGGTCCGAGCGCACTACGCGGAAATCAATGCCACGCTCGACGCACACGCTCTTGCGTTCCCGGCAACAGTGCCGGCAACGATCGGCGCGGCGATCAAGGGCAAGAAGTCGCTGTTGAGCATGCAGGACGCCGTGGACACTGCGGCGATGCAGCACAAGGTCGCCGCCAGCCAGGCCGCCGAGCGCGTGCGCGCGTGCATCCACGTGCTCGAGATGGAGATGGGCGACTACGCCGCGCTGTTCCCGGACCGCGTGCAGCTGTGCGCGGCGAAGTCGCCGGAAGATCTGCGCAACCTGGTCACGGCGCGCATCGCCGAGCACAAGCAGCGCGAGCAGGCCCGGCTCGACGCCCAGCGCGAGCAGATCCGCAAGGAGGAGGAAGCCCGCGCGCAGCGCCTGCAGCAGGAGGCCGAGGCCGCCCGCCTGGTGAAGGAGCAAGCCGACCGCCAGGCCGAGGAAGCGCGCGAGCGTGCACTGCGCGCCGAGCAGGAGCAGGCCGCGCGCGTCGCTGAGCCGGAGCCGCAGGCCATGTCGGAGCCGGTGGCGGCCGCCACGCCCGCGCCGGTGCAATCGCCTGCCCTCGCCTACTCTGCGCCGGCAGCAGCGGCAGTGCCGGCGGCGGCCAGCGCGCCGATGCGCAAGCTCAAGCTCGGCGAGATCCAGGCCCTCATCGCGCCGCTGTCGATCAGCGCCGACGGCCTGGCCGAACTGGGCTTCCAGCCGGTCGCCACGGAGCGCGCGTCGAAGCTGTACGACGCGGCGCAGCTGCCGGCGATGGTCGACGCGATGCAGCGCCGGCTGGCCCTGGCCGTCGCGAAGGCGGCTGCGTAATGCGCCGGACCTGCACCCACTGCCAGCGACGCCTGCCCGAGGATCAGTTCCCGCTGGCCGGCGGCAAGCGCCGCGGCGCCTGCCGGCTCTGCGACAACGACGTGCAGCGCATGCGCGCGCCGCTGGCGCCGGTGCGCGTGGATGCGTTGCAGGTCCGGCTCAACAACTTGGCGTGCCTGTGGTTCGGCCCGGCGCGCCGCGAAACCCCGAGGAATGCCGCATGAACTACCGGGACATGACCGTGGAGCAGATGCACGCGTGGGGCCTCGCTGAGGCGCAAGCGCGGAAAGAGGACCTGCGTGTGCGAACCGCGGAAGGACTGGCCGCCGCTCAAGCGAACGCGGAGCAGCGGCGCAAGCTGATCGGCGCCAGCAGGAGCGCCGCCGCTTCGATGGTATCGGACGCACTGCGTCGCAAGCGTATCGACGAAGCGCGTTCCGCGAGCGAGGCAACATCGTGAACCGACACCTCTCCCGGCGCACGCCGCAGAGCAACGGCGGTTTCAGCTGGGGCCGCTTGCAGCCCGGCGAGCACACCGTCACCTACCGCCTGTTCCGACGCGATCTGACCGGCGAACTGCATTGCTCGCTGCACACCTTCCACATCGCCACCCCGCGCCGCTCGATCGCCAACGACCTGCGCCGTGCGCGCCACAAGCTGCGCGACAAGGTGGACGAGATCGACCTGGCCGCCATGGGAGTCACCGCATGAGCCAGACCACCGCAATCGAATGGTGCGACTCCACGTTCAATCCGTGGATCGGCTGCACGAAGATCTCGCCCGCCTGCGACCACTGCTATGCGGCGGTGAGCACGGCGGCGCGCGCCTTCGGGATTGCCTGGGGCGCTGGCCAGCCGCGGCGCCGCACCACCGCGGCGAACTGGAAGCTGCCGCTACGCTGGAACGCTCGACCGTTCTACGCCTGCCGCGCATGCGGATGGCGCGGCGACCAGCCATCGACCGCAGGCACCGCGCTGACGGATGGTCTGCCCTCCTGCCCGGCTTGCGACGCTCTCGACATGATTCCGGCCCGCCGCCGCGTGTTCTGCGCATCCCTGGCCGACGTTTTCGACAACGAGATAGATCCGCAATGGCGCGATGACCTGTTCGACCTGATCGGCGCCACGCCGAACTTGGATTGGTTGCTGCTGACCAAGCGCATCGGCAACGTCGGCAACATGCTGCCGGTGCCGTTCGACTTCGACCGCCTCTACCCGCACGTCTGGATCGGCGCGACGATCTGCAACCAAGCCGAGGCCGAACGCGACATCCCGAAGCTGCTGAGGCTGGAGGCGCGCGTACGGTTCTTGTCGATGGAGCCGCTGCTGGGGCCGGTGGATATTGAATACCCGGAAGGGCTTTTCCCTGGAGGCCCGCCCCGATGCTGTAGCGGTGCAAGCAACGAGTGTGGCTGCATGGGTCAGCCCACGGAACCACCGCTGTTGTACGGGCTGGATTGGGTGATCGCTGGCGGCGAAAGCGGCCACGGCGCCCGCCCGGTGAACCCGACGTGGGTGCGTATGTTGCGTGACCAGTGTGCAGCGTGGCGTGTGCCGTTCCTGTTCAAGCAATGGGGCGAGTGGGCGCCGCACGAGGTGAAGGCCGGCGGCGATCTGGGTGGCGATCTTCGCCGCGGCGTCGTGCGCCATCTGCACGGGCCGGGCAACCCTGAAGGCCATTTCCGCCAAGGCGACGCCTACGTTCGCCGCGTCGGCAAGAAGCTGGCCGGCCGACTGCTGGACGGCAAGCAGCACGATCAATTCCCGGAGGCACGATGAACATCCACGCCAACGACAAGCTGGCCGCCCTTCAGTGGGCCGTCGAGCAAGCCCGCGCCGAGGCGCACTTCGACGACCTCGTGCGCCTCAACGTCCTGCCGGCGCTGCAGCAGCTGCGCGACGATGCGCAGCGGGAGGCGCGCGGTGGCTGACCCCTACCGCGAGTTCCTGGAGCGCAAGGTGCGCGTCGCGCCGTCGCTGGGCTTCGACGTGGCCGCGGAGGACGTGAATCCGATCCTGACGCGGCACCAGCCCGATGCGGTGCGCTGGGCATGCGCCGGTGGCCGCCGCGCCCTCTTCGAGGCATTCGGCCTGGGCAAGTCGGTGCAGCAGATCGAGATCCTGCGGCTGGCGCGCGCGCATGCCGGCGGCGCCGTGGGCCTGGTCCTGCCGCTGGGCGTGCGCCAAGAGTTCGCCGCGGACGCCCGCCTACTGCGCACCGGCGACCACTCGCGCGTCAGCGACGAGCAGCGGCGCCAGCTCGCGGAATGGATTGAGCAGGATCCGCGGCGCGCGCCGGACGTGCGGTTCGTGCGCACGACGGCGGACATCGATCCGACCTTCGACGGCATCCACATGACGAACTACGAATCGGTGCGCGACGGCAAGATCGACCCCGGAGCGTTCACCGCGACCAGCCTGGACGAGGCGTCGGTGCTGCGCAGCTTCGGATCGAAGACCTACCAAGAGTTCCTGCCGCTGTTCCAGTCCGTCCTGTACCGGTTCGTCGCCACGGCCACGCCCAGCCCGAACCGCTACAAAGAGCTGATTCACTACGCCGGTTTTCTCGGCGTCATGGACACCGGCCAGGCGCTCACCCGGTGGTTCAAGCGCGACAGCAGCAAGGCAGGGAACCTGCAGCTCTACCCGCACAAGGAGCGCGAGTTCTGGCTGTGGGTCGCGAGCTGGGCGCTGTTCCTGCAGAAGCCCTCTGACCTCGGCTACAGCGACGAAGGCTACGACCTGCCGCCGCTCAAGGTGCACTACATCGAGGTGCCGGTCGACCATTCCACGGCCGGCGCCGAGCGCGACGGCCAGCACAAGCTGTTCCGGGACGCGGCGCTGGGTGTAGTGGACGCCGCGCGCGAGAAGCGCGATACGATCGGCGCCCGCGTCGCCGCTGTGCGCGGCATCGTCGACCAGCTCCCGGACGGGCACTGGCTGATCTGGCACGACCTCGAGGCCGAGCGCCACGCGCTGCAGGCGGCGATCCCGGACGCGGTGAGCATCTACGGCGACATGGAGCTGGACCTGCGCGAGCAGGCGGTAATCGCCTTCAGCGAGGGGCGCATCAAGAAACTGTCGGCGAAGCCGGTCATCGCCGGCAGCGGCTGCAACTTCCAGCGGCATTGCCACCGCGCGGTGTTCGCCGGCATAGGCCACAAGTTCAACGACTTCATTCAGTCCATCTACCGCATCCAGCGGTTCCTGCAGCAGCACGCCGTCGAGATCTGGATCGTCTACGCCGAATCGGAGCGCGAGACGCTGGCCAGCCTGCAGGAGAAGTGGACCCGAGACACGGAGATGCGAGCACGCATGAGCGAGATCATTAAGGAATACGGCCTCAGCGAGGCCGCCATGGCGCAAGTACTGCAGCGCTCGATCGGCGTGGAGAGAATCGAAGCCAGCGGCGCCGGCTGGCTGGTCGCGAACAACGACTGCGTGGATGAGACCAAGCGCATGGACGAGAACAGCGTCGACCTGGTGATCACGTCGATCCCGTTCGCCAACCACTACGAGTACAGCCCCAGCTACAACGACTTCGGGCACACCGACGACAACGCGCACTTCTGGGCGCAGATGGACCACCTGACGCCCGAGCTTCTGCGCACGCTAAAGCCGGGCCGCATCGCCGCGATCCACGTGAAAGACCGGATCCAATTCGGCGCGGTGACCGGCGCCGGCGTGCCGACAGTCAGCCCCTTCCACGCGGAAGCGATCTTCCACTACCGGTCGCACGGCTTCGACTACATGGGGCTGATCACGGTGGTGACCGACGTGGTGCGCGAGAACAACCAGACCTATCGCCTGGGCTGGTCCGAGCAGTGTAAAGACGCGACAAAGATGGGCGTCGGTTCGCCCGAGTACATCGTGCTGTTGCACAAGCCGCAGACGGATCGCTCGCGCGGCTACGCCGACGTGCCGGTGCGCAAGGACAAGGCCGACTACACCCGTGCGCGCTGGCAGGTCGATGCGCATGCCTTCTGGCGCTCCAGCGGCAACCGACAGCTGACGGCCGAGGACCTGGCGCAGCTCGGGCCGGACAAGCTGGCCAATCTCTTCACCGAGTACACCCTTCGCGAGATCTACAACTACGAGACACACGTGCGCATCGGCGAGGAATTGGAAGCACGCGGCGCGCTGCCGTCGACGTTCATGTCCCTGGCGCCGGGCAGCCACGATCCGGACGTCTGGCACGACGTGAACCGCATGCTGACGCTCAATGGCGAGCAGACCAGGCGCGGCTTGGAGAACCACATCTGCCCGTTGCAGTTCGACATCGTCGACCGCCTGATCGAACGCTTCAGCAACCGTGGCGAGTTGGTGTTCGATCCGTTCGGCGGTCTGTTCACCGTCCCGTACCGTGCGCTCAAGCTCGGCCGCCGGGGCCGCGCCGCCGAGCTGAGCACGCCCTATTTCATGGACGGCATCCGGTACCTGCAGGCGGCGGAGCGGGAGATCGCCATGCCTGGCCTGTTCGATGCGATCGATGGCACCGGTACAGACATGGACCGGGCCGCATGACCGACCAGCTATTCCCCCGCCAGCCGCGCCGCATGCGCCAGCCCCGGAAATCGATTCTTCGGGAGCAGCTGGCCCAGGCCGCCAGCGAGATCGAGCGGCTGCGCGCCGAGAACGAATGCCTGCGCGCGCCGTGGTGGCGCCGCATCACCCTGAGCTGGCGCCGCGCGCCGAAGGACACTGCATGAGCAAGTACACCGAACTGGACGCTGCAATCGTGCACGCGGTCCAGAATGGCGCCACGACATTCTCCGGCCTGCGGACTGCATGCAGCCAGCACCTTTCCTTCAAGATGATCGGCCGGGAATACACGGATGACCGGCTGCTGGATCGCCGTTTGCAGGCCCTGCGCAAGGCCGGTCGCATCACGTTCGCCATGGGCCACTGGAGCATCGCATGA